ATCAGAATCTGAACTTATAATGGAAGACTTCTTAAACGAATGGAAATCCCTAAAAGGTTTAAAATAGCAAATACCGAGTATGAGGTACAAGTTGTAGATAAGTCCGATGATGGAAATTACGGCTACCACAATGATATAAGGAGAAAAATAGTCGTAGCCAAAAGCATGGATGATGAAGGAAAAATAGTGCAATTAACTGAACAGCAAATAGAAAATACTTTCTGGCATGAGTTATTTCATTGCTTCCAGTTCTTCTACAACAATAAGCAAGATGAAGCATTAGCACAATCATTTGCAAACTTTATGTGTGAATACAGAGCCACACGAGCCTATGAGCTATAAGAAACAAATAGACATTGCATCCAAAGTAGGCGAATTACTAGTCGGAATGACTGGTAAGACGCTTAGTAAGGATGAACAAGACGATATGTTTAAAGACGTATTTGAACAAACTCTCAGACTAATGAGCCGTTTTACTAGTGACGTTATTGAAGCTATGTATGACAGCACAGAAAACTGGGATGAATTTTTAGAACTAATAAAAGAAAGATAAAAATATGGAAAAATTTGGATTTGGAGATGCAATCTCCTTTATGGAAAGTGGTCTTACAGTTTGTTTAACTTTAGAAGGTAAGACTAGAATGTACTTCATGGAAGACGGAAAAATTATATGTGGAATCAAGGACTCACATGTAAACTATGTAGTAACTAAGTTCTATACTGATGCAGTCTTGTCTAAAGAATGGAGTATATATGAACCTTAAGAAAGCTGCCTTATTTATGGGCTATAGGGAAATATCCAAAGATAAATTTCTTAAGCCTGTTGGTTACTCCTGTTTAGCCATAAAAACTGATACTTTAGAGTTTGTCAGTTTCTTTAAAGCAAATGGAGAAATACACGTATGGTCTTCAGGAATATTCAATGAGGATTGTACTGTAGAAGACTACATTGAAGCAATTAAAAGCTTTGAAACCTACAAATTACACCTCACATTTGAGGACAGTGATTTTCATTTTGTAACACCAGAACAATTAATTGAATTATGAAATTAATCCAAAGTAAAAATGCCAATGTAAACTACTTGGCAAAGATTGTAAAAATTGATAACTTCCATAAACACTCTGACCCAGAGGTTACGAAGTTAAAATGTTGCTGTATTGATGGATTTAATATCATTACTGGTATTGATTCCGAACCGGGATTGTATGTGTATTTCCCAACAGCTTGTTGCATCAATCCTAAATTCCTTAGCTACGCAAATTTATATCGTCATGGTGAGCTGAATGTAGACCAGACGAAGACTGGAATGTTTGAAGATAACGGTCGTGTGAAGGCTATCAGATTGCGTGGTGAGTTGTCTGAAGGATTTATCATCCCTATTGTAGTTCTTGAAAATTGGGTAATGTCAACAGTAAATGTTGAACTTAAAGTAGAAGAAGGAACAGAATTTGATTCTATTGAACATGACGGAAAAACATTTTGGGTTAATAAGAAGTATATCCCTAAAAATACTCGCACTCCAGGAGCACCGGGCTCAGGAAATTCAGGTAAAGGAAAACAGCCTAAGGGACTTGATAAAATCATCGAGAATCAGTTCAGATTCCACTATGATACCGTCCTTATCAAAAAGTGTCCACATGTTTTACATCCCAGTGACCTTATCAGTATAACTTCTAAAGTTCACGGAACTTCTGGAATATCTGCTTATGTATTGTGTAAGCAGGAATTAAACTGGAAGCAGAAGATTGCTCGTTGGTTAACTGGAGAAGAATTTGATAAGTATGATTATTTATATTCTTCTCGCTCTGTAATTAAGAACCAGTATTACAACAAAAGTGTTCAAGGTGGATTCTACGGAGTCGATGTATGGAAGTATGCTGATGACATTGTTCGTCCATGTCTTTCTAAAGGTATGACTGCTTATTATGAAATTATTGGATTCTTACCTAATGGTGGTTATATCCAAAAGAATTATGATTATGGTTGTCTGCCGCCTGTAGGAGATGAAGCTTATACATATGGAAAGCATTTTAAAGTGCAAATTTATCGTGTAACTATTACAGATGTGAGCGGTAAAGTACATGAGTTCTCTGCTCGTGAAGTACAATTATGGGCTCAAATGGTAGGTCTTGTTCCGGTTGAGCAATATTATTATGGTTATGCAAAGGATTTATACCCTGACTTAGACCCATCTGAACACTGGAATGAGAATTTCTTGTCAAAGTTAGCTAACGATAAGAACTTCTATATGGAATGTAACTCTCCAACTTGTGATAATAAAGTTCCACATGAAGGAATTGTAATCAAGATTGAGAACATGAAATCAGAAGCATTTAAATTGAAGTGTTTCAAGTTCTTAGATGGAGAAGGTAAAGCCCTTGATAAGGGGGAAGTTGATATTGAATCAGAATCTTAAAAAATTAATAAAATGACTAGTAAAGAAGTAAAACAAATCGTAGACGAAAACATTGGCAAATTATTTTGGGCTTTACTGCCTAAAATTCCAAGTATGGTAGGAGATGACTACCTTGAATATACCGTAAATGAATCTGTGGTAAAAATCAGATGGAGAAAGAAATATAAACTTGATTGTGAAACTCCTCTTCCAGACAAACTAACTGATAAACCATTTGACAATATTAAAGACAACTTGTATAGATTTAGTGCAATATCATTTGGTGGTTTTATGCTCTATGGATATCCCGATGCGGAGAAGAATCCAATAGTAGAAGGAATTACCTTTGTTATTGAAACTAAGGATGGAATGTTTATGGTCCCAGAATTGTCTAGAACAGAGACAGTTAAAGCTCAAGAGCTTGTTGAAGAAGCATATCGTAACTATACTGTGCACAGTGTAATTGAACTATATAGAGCTGTAAAGTAATGTATTTATATACTAATGAATTTTATGGGAATTACGAAGCAGGGATAATTATAGTCGCTGCTCGTAATGCTTTTAGAGCTATGGAGATTATTCGAGAACAAAATGGAGATGAGTATCCAGATGAAAATCTCGAACAAATAGTAGGAGCTACATACGAGGGTAAAGAAGGAGTAATTAATCAATTAGTGTACCGTGAGTAATGGAAAAACGAAAGTTAATACTTTGTAGAGGTATTCAAGCCTCTGGTAAATCAACCTGGGCAAAGGCATGGGCTAAAGAAGACCCAGAACATAGAGTCCGTTTCAATAATGACGATATTCGTAACATGCTTGGTGAATACTGGGTTCCTAGTAGAGAAGGAATGGTGACTGAACTCAAGCGTTCTTTTGCTTGTGAAGCAACCAGAAAAGGATATGATATTGTTGTGGACAATATGAATCTCAATCCCAAAGAGGTAAAGTGGTGGGAAGACATCATTAAAGTTGCTAATTCCATTACAGAATTTGAATATGAATTAGAATTTAAGGATTTCTGGACCCCTGTTGATGAATGTATTCGTCGTGATGCTATGAGACCTAATCCAATTGGAGCAAAAGTTATTAAAGACACTTGGAGACGTTATCAAACCTTTATTATTAAGGAGAACATTAAGAAATCTCTTGAAAATAAAGTGAGATATGTTACAGGATTGCCTACTGCAATTATAGCTGACATGGATGGAACACTAAGTTTAAATACTACTGGTCGTCCATTTTACGGAGACGGTGCGGCAGAGGGAATGTTAACAGACATTGAAAATGGCGCTGTTGTTGCTTCTGTAAGGGCTATGTGCGATGGAATTAATGCAGAGCTTATTATACTTACCGGCAGAGAAGATACTCCTGAAATTCGAAAAGCTACGTATGATTGGCTTGACAGACGTCAGTTGCTTCCGGACAAATTATTGATGCGTCCTAAGGGAGATTATTCTCCAGCTCAAGAATGTAAACGTGCTATTTACAAAAAGTATATTGAAGGAAATTACAATGTACTTGCTGTGTTTGATGACTCACAGAAATGTGTCGATATGTGGAGAGAAGAAGGTTTAACTTGTTTACAACCTAATGAGGGAAAATTCTAATGAAACTATTACAAAGACTTAAAAATTTATTTTTGCCAGAAGGACAAATCTCAGACGGATTTCATACCTTTGATGAGTTATATCACTACAGAATGCTGTACAATGCAGCATTCTTTAACAGCTTGGAAGGTAAATATGAGGTCCATAAATCTTACAGACATGCAGATGGTGAACTATGCTTTGGAGGAGGATGGTTTATTGTTATGGCTAACCTTCCTACTGGTCAAGTGAGCAATCATTATAGGGCTGAAGAATGGAATCTGTTCAATGTTCCTGAAAGATGGAAAGCTGATGAATGGGATGGTCATACTCCAGTTGAGGCAGCTAACAGATTATATAAGTTTTCTTTACATTATGACAAATGGCAATACTTGTGGGGCAATTAATTAAAATCCTTGAAAGATATGACCAAGACAGAGAAGTCATGATACATACTCTTGGAGGAGAGACTGTTGGAGTTAATGGATACTTCGTGCAGAAAGACTTAGATGATAATGGATTTTATTTGACAGACTTAAATGTAATTCCGAATGACTGAAACAAATATTATAAATCACGGAGAATTGTTAACTCAATCTCTTAGAGATGTTAAAGCTAATTTCCTAGCTATCATGGAGACATTACCGGAGTGTTTTGTTGGTAAATGTCCTTTTGATATAGTTCTAGAAGTAATGGAACAGCTAGGATTCGAGGAGCTTGAACATGAAACAAACGGTTGGGAATTAGATTATTGGGCTACTTTTGTGAAAGGTAACTTGACATATTCAATAAGTGGCAGTCATTATTACGGTAATTGTGTAGTAGAAAAAGAATTATGACAGTAGATAACTTTGATTTAATTGAGGAGTTCTTAAAGTTTGAATCTGAAGATGATTTTTATTTCCTTCAAGTGATTCAGCGCAAAAAGGACGGAAATGAAACAGGAAGAGGTAATAATGGAGCAAGACTCATTAAAGCCTATTATATTCACAGTATCGAACATCTTGAGGAAAAGAAACAAAAAATAATCGAGCTGTGTCAAAATAACAATGCAAGAGCATACATTCATCTCAACAAGAGAAGCTATTTCAAAACAGCTTGTGGAGCACAAGAGAAACTTGCAAGGATGCTTATGGAAGGAAATACCTTCCAAGCTCCAAGAGTTTGGGACCATGTTTGTGGAGAATTACCTTCCCTTAGCGGAAAGAACCTACTGAGACTGGTAGATGTTGATGTATATGATAAATGGAAGCTGCATAGTATAGTAGACATTATTTCGAAGTGTAGAGGTAATGAGGAAGATAGAGTGAAGCTCGTTGTTCCTACTTTACATGGTTATCATCTTATCACATCTAAATTTGATGTAGAACAATGTCAACAAGAATTGGCACTTAACGGGTTTGATGCTCTTGATATCCACAGAGACAGTCCAACATTATTATACTACCATGAACCGAGAATTGTTAATTACTAAGATTAGTAACCTAGTTCCGTTCTTTGAAGCGGTAAGTTTATGTTTACCGTATCTTCCTCCGGAATTAGGAAGTCATTTAGGAACTATGTTGGGCTACGAAATAAGTGAGATGAAAGACATTTGTAACATTTTATCCGAAAAAGAAGATGTCAAACCTACCACTAGGAGCGGAAATGGACGAAAGCGCTCCATACAACATAAACGAGAAAGTGTTTAAGTTTTCTGTAGAGATTACAGGAGACTTTTTCTATGAGTATTTTGGAACATTGGATAAAGATGAATTTGAAATCGCAGAGTTGTTGAAGCAGAGATTTGCAGATGATTTAGCATTAAGAGGAGATATAGACATAACCAAACTTGATGTATACGTCGATTAATGATTTATCTTGTTACTGAACAACAAAGATTCTTTAAGTCCGATGCTTATGAAATCATGTCTAAAGAAGAAGCATTAAAGCGCATCCTTGAACATACATGGATTGAATATGATAGTGAAACTGAAGGATTAGACCCTTATACAAAAGCCTTATTGTGTATTCAATTTGGCTTAGGTGAGGACCAAATAATAGTAGATACCACAACAATTGATGTTAATTATTTTAGACCAGTGTTTGAGAATCCTGATATTACATTACTAGGATGGAATCTTTCATTTGATTTAAAATTTTTATATCATCATAGAATAGTCCCTGTAAATGTATGGGACGGAATGATAGCTGAGAAGCTATTGTATTTGGGATATCCAGCCCAATTTCATAGTCTGTCTTTACAATCTGCAGCACATCATTATTTAGGCTTGGATTTGGATAAGAGTATTCGAGGTAAAATTGTTAATACTGGATTAACAGAAGATGTCATAGTTTATGCTGCACATGATGTTATTTATCTTACTAAGATTAAAGAGAAGCAAACAGTTGAGTTGGTAAAGAAAGACCTTCTTAAAGCTGTTGACTTCGAGAATCATTTTGTTCCTGTTATTGCCTATATTGAATATTGCGGTGCTAAGATTGATGTAGAAAAATGGAGAGCTAAGATGAAGGACGATATTAGGCAAATGAAAGACGCAGAAGCAAGCATCAATAAATGGGTGGAAGATTTTTATGAAGAACATAAAATGGTTCATCCAGACCCACAGCTTAAGAATCGTCCATTCGTAAAGACGAGTATTATGACTACACTTAGAAAGGAAATGAAAGACTTGATGAAGATTCCTCCTACTGCATTTGGGGTAAAGAGGAAAGTCGTTGATGAAGGAATAGAATATTCATTTGGAATACCTTTCGATTATGTAGAAATGAATCTACAAGGAGATTTATTCTCTGGATTTGATAACGCATATAGGTGTAATATAAACTGGAATAGTAGTAAACAAGTTGTTCCATTATTTGAATTGCTCGGAATAAATTGTACAACAGTAGACAAGAAAACTAAACAGAAAACTAAATCTGCTGGAATTGATATTATTGAGCCACAGAAAGCTAAATGTTCTATCATTGAACCTTATATAGAGTTTAAGAAAACAGGGCAGTTAGTGAAGGCTTTTGGAGAAAAATTCTTAAAGCTTATAAATCCAGTAAGCGGGCGTATCCATGCCGATTTTTATCAGCTTGGAACGGATACGGGACGATTAAGTTCAAGTAACCCGAATCTTCAGAATCTTCCACATACTGCAATTACTAGAGCCTGTTTCGTTTCAGAGCCTGGAAATAAATGGATATCTGTAGATTATAGTGGCCAAGAATCCTTCTTAATGGCATCTGTTGCTAATGATAAAGCTATGCTTGATGAACTTATTAATGGTTCTAAAGATATGCATTCTCTGACAGCCAAGATGGTATTTAAGGACAAAATTCCTCAAGATATGCCTACTGAAAAAGTAAAAAAACAATTCCCAGAACTTAGACAAGAAGCAAAAGGATATGAGTTCTGCTTTAATTATGCAGGTAATGCTTCTACTTTAGTAAGAAACTATGGTATTCCGAAAAAGAGAGCTCAAGAAATTGAGGATAACTATATGAATGGTTTCGCTGGATTGAAGGCTTATCAAGAACGTCAAAAGTCATTTGTTGTACAACATGGATATATTCTATTAAGTCCTGTGACAGGACATAAAGCATTTATTTATGATTGGGATAATCTGAATAGGATAAATGATGATTTAGGAACAGTAGATGGGCAGTATGCTATGCAAACTCGTGATGAAAGTAATCCATTGGTTCAAGAAGCAGACTTTTTAAGAAGAAGATTATCTGATTCTATGAAGCAATCGGTGAATTATCCGATGGAGGAGACTTGTGTCGGATTAAAACTCCTTAAATTCGGTGAACCCTGAGATGGGAATACCGAGCCAAGCATAATAGTAATATTATGAAGGTGTAGAGACTAGAATATGGATTCCTTACTTCAAGGCGGTAAGGAAGGTAAAATTCCACGAAAAGGGAGAAAATGTTTTAATTATCCAAAAATTATTATTATCTTTGTTGTGAATTAAAAACAGAGTAATAATAATTTATATGGAGACAAAAGTATGTAAAAGTTGCGGAAAAGAACTTCCATTAGAGGATTTCCCAAAAAATAAAGGATGCAAAGACGGTCATACCAATTTTTGCAAAATTTGTACTAAGGAAAAACGAAGAACAAGATTAGGAACATCTATTGAAGTGTTACAGACTGAAGGAATGAATATTTGCCCAGTTTGTAAAAGAGAACTTCCAATAATTGAATTTGCAGAAGATGCAAAAAGCAAAACTGGTAGAAAATGGTTATGTAAAGCGTGCTATTCTGAGCATTCTGCTATTAATCAAGGTAGAGATAAGAATTATTTCAGAAAACTTCGATTGAAGGTAAGTCCTGAGTATAAAGCTGAAATTGCGGAACAAAAAAGGAAATCACGTGAAAATAACTATGAGGCAGAAATCCTAAGAAAATGTAGGTATAGAGCAGAACAAAGAGGTCTAGACTTTAATTTAGAGTTGGAAGATATAGTAATTCCAAAATATTGCCCTATATTGGAAGTTCCCTTTCAATTTGGGAGTAAGGATGATTATTCTTATTCCCCATCGATAGATAGAATAGATAATTCTAAAGGATATATAAAAGGAAATATTCAAATTATTAGTATGAAAGCTAATACTATGAAGAATTCAGCGACTCCAGAAGAATTATATAACTTTTGTAAAAACATTTTAAGATATAGTCCGAACTACATTGAAAAAGAAAATGTAGAGTCTGAGAATAAAGAGTCTCAGAGATAACAAATATGACAAGGAGCAGGGGCACTGTGCTTCAAGCTAGCTTCTATAAAGCTATTCAATTGGCTAAAGGAAAACAATTTACTTTTTAAAGTTAAGTATTGTATTCCTGTGCATGACGAAATTAATCTTGAAGCTCCCGAAGAAATAGCAGAAGAAGTAGCTAAGATACTAGTTCAATGTATGGAATCTGGAGGTAAGCCATTTTGTACAAGAGCGCCATTAACAGCAGATATATCAATTGGAGACCATTGGATTCATTAATATGTTAAGCTACGAGCAATTTTATAATTGGTATAATAATAGTTATAGTAACGAGATACTTTATAGAGTATACAGAGGAGGATTTTTAATAGGGATGGGATTCTATGATGGGGTTGTAATGAAAACTCTCGAAAGTAGTATCTGCATCCTGAAAAATGTAACTTTTATAAAGAAGCAATGCCGTGCTTCTAGTTTTAGATTTAGCTGTAATGATAGAATTGATGAAACCTACACATTAGCTCCAGTTGATACAACAGACATAGGGTTAATCTCTTCTGCAATTCAATTGGTTTCTAATACATTAGGACATGACGAAGGTTACAATAAAGAATATGGATTAGAGATGATAAACAATTATGCAAGAGTCCTTGAAGAATTGTCAGTAAAAGAGATTATGTTACGTAGTCCATTATTCGCGAAAGCAAAATGAAATTAATAAAACCAAGTTTTGAAATAATAGAACAAAAACCAAGAGATATAGTTATTCCAGCAGATATGGAAATTGGCCCTCGAATGTGGAAAGATGAGCTTATAAACTCTGTATATAGACAAATAGAAATAGCTGGAAGAACTTGTTACAAATCAGAGGACAAAATAACAGAAACTTCTGCAAAGGAGTTTGTGGATAGAATGGTTAAGTCAGGACACGGTGCTATGTTAGAGCATGGTACTGTGTATCTTAAAGTTCCTAATAGTGTAGTAGATGAGGGATTCCAGTTTGGAACTAACTGGAGTACTTTATGCCTTAATCCCTATACAAGATATATTAGTGATGGAGATTATTACTACTATACTACTAACTATAGGGTAATAATAGAGCATGACCTACAAGGAGTTCTTGAATATCTGTGTGAACCTACAGAATATCACGTTAAACGTGTCACTGTAAGATTTATATGTGATATGGGAGTTGCTAGAGAGTTCTGTAGACACAGACTATTTAGCTTCGCTCAAGAAAGTACTAGGTATTGCAATTACTCTAAGGTTAAGTTTGGTAAGGAATTAAATTGTATAATACCGTGCTGGTATAAGAATATGTTCGAGGGTAATTCATATAATATAGAACTATGTCATACTTATGATTTAACTATATCTGAAGGATTGTCTCGAACTGAAGCTGCATGGATACAAGCTATGTGTGAAGCAGAAAGTACATATTTCGGATTGTTGACAGAGGGCGAGCCTGCTCAACAAGCTAGAAATGTACTACCTTTAGCATTAAAGACAGAATTAATAATGACTGGCACTATTGAACAATGGAAAGGCTTCTTTAAGTTAAGAGATGCAGGAAGTGCGCACCCACAGGCTTATGAATTGGCACATCCTTTACACGAAGAATTTATTAAAAGAGGATGGATAAAATAACATTTAAGTGGAGTGAGAAAAGCATTGGTAGAACCATACGGATTACTAATGCTTTTAACAAGTGTTCCTTATTTGAAGATTATAACACAGATTATTAATTCTGAATTTTAACAAATGAAAAGAGACCAAATAATGAGAGAGATTGCTCTCTATAAGGAAAAATTAATATCACTAAAAGAACAACTTAAAAATTGTGTTGATAATAGTGAGTCCGAGTATGTAGGAAAGTTTTTCATACAGAACAGATACGAATCAGGGCTGCGATTTATGTATGTTCTTGACGAAGATTGTGATGAAGATAGACTTGATTTCTATGGTTGCGGCGCAGAGTGGGACTACCAATGCAAAAATTTGCAATTCTATAATCGAGAGTTTCCTAATTGGTTTACTGATGTAGCTTACGGGGAGCTTAAAGAGATTGCCGAAGAAGAATGGATAGCCCAATTATCTGAACTTGTAGTGTGTGTTTTAAAAGAAAGTATATTATAATTTATATCTTATAAAAAATGGAAGACTTAATAGTAACTCCGTATGACATCGACACAACTTTAGGTGTTGAAGAAGTAGATGAAAAGAAGGATAAAAAGGAAAACAACGGTGCGGAATTTATGCAAGAAATGTTTCAGAATGAAGAGTTCAGAAATATGTGGATAAAGATGCACACTCCCTGGAAAAGTAAAATTAGAACAGGAACTCATGGTCACAAGACCGGAAGAAATGAAATCTGTCCTTACTGTACGTCAGGAAAGAAATTTAAAAAGTGCGAATGTTATGAAAGGTACAAAACCGACCCATTTATTACGGGCGGAAGTCAAGCAAATATTTGAGGTTTGGCTAACTAACGAACAAGCTAAAGAATTGATGGCTCCAGAGGGATATGTCAAAATATCCACGGAGTCTAAATTGTTTGAGAATCTGGTGTCTATGGATATTCCCTCTGTAAAGTTGGATGGACAAGAACTGCCAGATTCTTGTTATTTAAAAATCGACAATAAGAAAATACATGGCAAATCTGACAAATAAATTTGACTGTAATAAGGTATTTTTCACTTCTGATTGTCACTTTGACCACGCAAATATAATTAAGTATTGTAGTCGTCCGTTTGAGTCTGCTGACGAAATGAATCGACAACTCATACTAAATTGGAATAAGGTAGTCCAGTGGGACGATACAGTCTTCATATTGGGCGATTTCTGCTTTGGTCAAAAGACACGTTGGGAGAAAATTTTACCTCAACTAAATGGCTATAAATACCTCATATTAGGTAATCATGATAAGCTGAAATACATCCCAGAAAATGGGTTCGAAGCTGTTGAAAGACAGATGATGATTACTATAACAGGTGACGAAGAGTGTAATAACCAACAACTCTTTATGAGTCACTATCCTATGATTACATGGGATGGCTCTCATAGAGGAAGTTGGCAATTGTATGGACACATCCATACTGAAAAAGGAAAGAAAACTCCTTTTGAAGATAAATTAGTCCCAAATCAATATGATGTTGGTGTAGATAATAATGATTACACACCAGTATCTTGGCAGCAATTAAAGGAAATAATCACTAAAAGAAATTTAAGAGGTTAAAAATGGAATATAAGATTTTTGAATCTTCTGACACTAATGTCAAGAAGTTTGTATTTGAATGGGGAGCTAGTGCAGTAACGAAAAAAGGAATTGCAGAAGCAGTCCTTTATCGTTATGGAGAATACGCGAAGAGAACAGTAATTTGCTGTTCTGTACAGTCTGGATGTCCGGTTGGCTGTACATTCTGTGGAACAGGAAAGTTCTTTGTAAGGAATCTTGATTGGCATGAAATAGTAGAACAAGTAACTACTGTTTTAAGTACTATTGATTGTGATACTAAAGACATTGAAAAGTTCCAAATTATGTTCATGAGTATGGGAGAGCCATTTCTAAACTATACCAATTTGGAGTTTGCAATTGAAGCATTACATGATAAATATCCTAATGCTCAATTGTTAGTGTCAACATCTGCTCCGTCTACATTGTATCATGCTATGTCAGAGTTTATTGAACTCTCCAAGAGAATACCTCAAGTCGGATTGCAGTTTTCTGTACATGAATCAACTGATGAAGCTAGAGCAAAATTAATTCCGACTAAGACTTGTACTCTCCGCCAGATTGCTGCTGCGGGAGAATTTTGGGCAGCGAACACAGGAAGAAAACCATTCTTCAATTACTGTGTACATGAAGGAAATGATACAGAAGAAGACGCAAGGAGACTGTACAAACTCTTTCGAACCGATGTTTGGGAAACTACTCTTTCTGCAATTTGTGAAAAGGATGAAACTGTAAAGAATTCTATTGATAGACAAATTCGTCTTATTAGAGACTTTAACAGGAGACTCTGTGAACTAGGTTTCTCCACTAGAGTATTTAATCCTGCTGGTCAGGACGATATTGGTGGAGGATGTGGACAATTGTGGTACTTCCAAGACTGGTTAAAACATGAAGGTATTAATAAGTCTTGAGAGAGCATCACCACAAACAGATATAGTATGTAATCTAACACCATTAGAATTTAGAGATTTGCTTAGTAAACCTGCATGGGTTCCAGTAAATTATCTGGGTTGGCGTTGGGTAGGTAGTACCGTATATTACAAAATAATATCATATAATGATTAAACAATAAAATACTATGGCTTTAAAAAAGAAATATCAAACAATAGAGGAATTATTGGTTTATCCAAGTCTCGAACCAAGTATGTGGATGCTACTGACACAATTCAGTTTGTTCACAAGCATGAAGACGGTACAGTAACTCCTGGTTGGCAATCAGAGCAACTTGCCCTTATCTTGCTTGACAGAGTGAAGAAGCTGAATGAGAAGTTTCCTTGTGAGCAAAATGCCAAACAGGTTGCCGCACTTGAAGCATATCTTGACGCCTGTAAGGAAAGAATTGATGATAGGCTCAACCGTAATGTAATGGGAGACTTGAAGGAATGAAGGTATAATAACACTTAGTAATGACTAAGACCTATTACTACGCTGTAGATAAGGATGGGCAGGGTTGGTATTATGACAACCCTCCTATCTTTGACGGAGAAAGCTGGAATGTAGACCCTAAATATGATATGTATGATTGTATTAATGATTTACATCCTGCAAATCTATTTAGATTTCCAATTCCGGAAGATATGACATACATGGATGAACCTATAAAATTTGAAATTGAAATATGAGAAAAACATATGCAGTAACCGATAAAAGCGGCAAGAAATGGCTTATTGATACGTGTGGTTATCCCAAACGTGGAGAAGGAGAAAAAGAATGGGTAGAGGATGACGATGTTATATCATTCGATTTTGTTCCAGACTTGATGCCAATATATAAAGAGATGTTTTATTTCTATGCTGGAAATCAGACATGGGAAGACGAGCCAGTGGAAATACCACCACTTGGGCAATTCATAAAAGATGTATATTCAAGAAAAGATGAGTACGGCAATAAATTCAAATATTTTGTATTCAAAATAGAGGATTTAGCTAATGCTCTTGGAGAATGTAGACTAAGAGAGTTCTTTGACATTACTGAAAGGTACAATGAATACAGAGCCAACCATAGAGGTAAGGCTCCAGGTAAGTATTGGGTAATTAACAGAGACGAGGTTCCAGAGATAAAATCATTTGAGGAATTTAAAAAGAAAGTAACAGAATGAGACTTTGGATAACAAAAGACGAAGAAGGACTGTGTTTGTGGAGAACAAAACCAGCCCTTAATGAAGATGGGGTTTGGTGGGAAGATGATGAAGACTATGAAGAAATTAATTCTTGCATCTATTACTCTATTACTGGCTATGCAGACCTCCCCAAAGAAGGAGAAATCATAGAAATAGACGTTACTCTTGTTTCTCCTTCCCAACAATTAGAGAGTAAGAAATACATAAAAACTAGGAAACATAAATGAAATTTGGAGCATTATCAGACCTACATGGGATTCTTCCAGAAATAAAAGAAGAGTGTGATATTTACTTAATCTGTGGGGATATTACCCCACTAAAGATGCAAAGAAATATCCCACAAAGTAAAAAGTGGCTTAGTCATGAATTTGCTCAATGGGTAAAAGGTTTACCTTGTGAAAAAGTATTTATGGTAGGCGGAAATCATGACTTCGCATTAGCGTCTATATATCAGAATACTCTTTCCAAAAATTCCCTTCTTTATACTCCCACTGATGGGAAGTTAGTAATGCTCGATAATGAGTCATATACTTACATTGATTATAAAGATGGAACTGAATACACAATTTGGGGAACTCCATATTGCAAGATATTTGGAAATTGGGCATATATGTATGAGGAGAAAACTCTTATAGAAGCGTACTCCACAATGCCCGAACATTGTGATATAGTAATCTCACACGATGCTCCTAAGCTGTGTGGATTAGGTATTATTCATCAGTCTTGGACTAAAGAGGATGCAGGAAATTCTTGGCTTGCTGATGAAATTATGAGAAAACATCCGAAGTATACTTTCTGTGGACATATCCATTCTGGAGAGCATAGATTGATGACTTTGGATGATATGAAAATGGCAAACGTATCTTTAGTAGATGAAAGATATATTCAATCGTTTGAACCTTTAATAATTGAATTATGAGTAATAGTAATAGTAGTGGAGGAATTGGCATAGGTGGAGTTCTTCTTATAGTATTTATTGTTCTTAAGCTATGTGGTGTCATAGCTTGGTCTTGGTGGTGGGTCTTAAGCCCATTATGGATTCCGATAGCCTTATGGTTGGCTATTGTTGCAATTGCAGGAATATTTAGTAGCTGGAGTCGATGAGTAAAATACTTATAATAGTTGATATGCAGAATGATTTCTGCTTAGAGAGTGGCTCTTTATATGTAAAGGGAGCCACTCCTGCTTTGTGGAATGTAGAAGACCTTATCTATAAAGAGAATTTTGAAGAAGTATGGTTTACTGCTGATTGGCATGAACCTGACCATGTTTCCTTCAAAGATAATGGTGGAGAATGGCCTGTTCATTGTGTTCAGTACTCTCAAGGTGCTGCTATTAATGATTTACTTCTCACAGCTTGTAGGAACAATGATATTAAATATAAGGTGTTTGAGAAAGGACATAGCAGAGAGGAATACGGAGCTTTTTCAAGCTTTAATCCCTTAAGAAGTGAATTACCTGATGAGCTGCCTGAATACTATGCCTACTACCAAGGAGATAGTCTAGATGACGAGGTTGTTTTGCGTATTCCAGAGGATACGGAGTTAGTAATCTGTGGAATCGCAGGAGATTATTGTGTGCTTGAAACAATTAAAAATCTGTGGCCCATTTGGGATAGACTCTCAATATATCTTCCAGGAATCGCATCTATTGATGGCGGAACAACACTCCAAAAATTTATAAAAGAAAATAAGTTAAACATTTATCAACCAATAGAGAAATGATAATTAAATCAATTTTAGATACAGATTTATACAAGTTTACAACTTCTTATGCTTACATGAAGTTGTTCCCACAAGCGGTAGGAACTTTTGAGTTTAAAGACCGTGATAATACTGAATACACAGAAGAGTTTGTTGAGCAACTTCGTATTGAGTTATATAACCTTGCTCAGGTAAGACTTACAAGTGATGAATTTGAGTTTATGAACTCTATTCGATTCATTCCAAGACATTACTGGGAATGGTTATCTCAATTCACATTTAACCCAAGTAAAGTACAAATCTTCTTGGATGAAGAAAAACATCTTCATATCTTAGTGAAGGATTATCTTTATAAAGTAACTCTTTATGAAGTTCCTATTCTTGCAATGGTTTCTGAATTGAGAAACAGAATGTTGGAGCATAAAGTTGATACTCAACTGATGCTTAATAAGTTGGAGAATAAAATTAAACGTTCTAATCAGGCAGGAATTTATTTCTCCGAGTTTGGGACTCGTAGAAGATTCTCCTACAATATCCAAGAGTTGGTTATTAAGTACATAAAAGAGAAATCTATTTATTGTACTGGAACTTCTAACTGTTACTTTGCAATGAAATATGATATGAAACCAATGGGAACTCATCCACATGAATGGTTTATGTTTCACGGTGCTATGTATGGCTATAAACAAGCTAATTACATGGCTCTTGAAAATTGGGTAAATGTATATGACGGTGACTTGGGAATTGCCCTTACCGATACTTACACATCTGATGTATTTATCAAAAATTTCTCTCGTAAGCAAGCTAAGTTATTCGATGGAGTAAGACAGGATTCTGGAGACGAGTATGAATTTGTAAATAAAATGATTGCTCGTTACAAGGAGTTAGGAATAGACCCTTCTACTAAGACTATTATCTTTAGTAATGCTTTGGATTTTGAAAAGGCTGAAGATATTGCTCTCTATTGTATGACAAGAATCAAAGCATCCTTTGGAATTGGCACTAACCTTACTAATGATACAGAACATAAACCTTCTAATATCGTTATGAAGCTTACATCATGCCAAATGAATGCAAATCAGCCGGTATATGACTGTGTGAAGTTATCCGATGACTTAGGTAAACACACTGGTTCAGAAAAAGAAGTAGAAATCTGTTTAAAAGAATTAGGATTATGTGGGAATTAAATGTTTTAGACGAATTTATAGGTAAAACTCTAGTATCTGTGGAAAAATCTTTTGATTCCATTGTTTTTAAATTTAGTGATGGCTCCAGTTATATGATGTATCACTCACAAGATTGCTGTGAATCAGTTACAGTTGATGATATAGATGGAGACTTAGATGATTTAGTAGGGTCGCCTATTTTAAATGCCGAAGAAAGAACCTTTCGTCAGACTACTCCAATTGATTGTAAACTTCCAGAGTATGCAGATAGTTATACCTGGACTTTTTACAAATTAGAGACAATCAAAGCCACGGTTATTATAAAGTGGTTTGGAACATCTAATGGATATTACTCAGAAGAAGTTGATATTGTAAAACTAAATGAAGAATGAAAGAATTAAATTATGAGAAGGTATTTAATACCTTAGTTGATAAAACAGCAGAATATCTTACAAAGAACAATCTCAAAGCAATGGTATTAGGCATCAGTGGAGGAATTGACTCCACTGTTGTTGCTGCCATATGTCATGAGGTTAGTAAGAAGACCGATATTCCTCTTATAGGTAGAAGTCTTCCTATTAAGAATAAGGACGATGAATTTAGTGTGTCTAAATTAGTAGGAGAAGCTTTCTGCAGCGAATTTAAGGTGTTTAACTTGAGCAATTCCTATAAAGCATCCCTGTTTGACCTTTGTGCTGATGCGGGATTGATTAAAGACTGTAAAGGCTACGATTGGTATTGGGTAAGTGATTTGGAAGAACTTGCTGGCAGAACTCCCATTGCTAATGGTAACTTGCAAGCTAGGTGTAGGATGAAGCATCTCTATGATATAGCATCTATTCACAAAGGATTAGTAATGAGTACAGATAATCAAACTGAGTATCAGCTTGGATTCTGGACTATTCATGGTGATGTTGGTGACTTTGACCCGATTCAAGACCTGTGGAAGACTGAAGTTTACGGACTGGCAAACTATTTGCAAGACCATTATAAAAGTAAAGCTCTAGAAGCTCTTCGTAATGATTATAAAGAAACTTGCGATAATTATAAAGCAATGTCATGTGCTATATATAATTCTTGCAAGCTAGTTCCCACTGATGGTCTTGGTATTAGTAATAGTGACTTAGACCAAATAGGAGCTAAAGACTATGCTACTGTAGATGATATTCTTAGGAGATTCATTCCATTCGAGAATTTTAGGAAGAGCTACGACTCAGCTGGTCAAATCATGCATCCACATGATGAAATGGTAGAATCTGATTGCTGGTCACAGCTATGTGCTAGACATGGAGAAGATGTAGTTGATAAAGTCTGGGGCAGGCATTTAGCATCAGAGTTTAAACGTAAGAAAGCTCCGATTTATATAGCGAGAGAAAAGTATGAAAATGATTGACGAAATATACGAGCAGTTATTAGTTGCTCTAGAAGAAGCCAACTATCTTGTATCTGACCATGATTATACATGGGAAGAATCTTTCTATATGATAGTTGAGAAAATGGACGATGATTCTCAAGCATTCAGATTGACTGTTAGACTTGAAGAGGAAGTAGTCCATGCCACTCTTGACTTGGTGGAAGTATATGTTCAAGAAAGATACTATAATGCTGACGACGATTATCTTCCTGATGATTTCGAGGATGAAATGAAGTTCGAGGTAGATGACCCCGAACTTATTAAAAATCTTGTCGATTTCGTGGGAAATATAGGGTTCTGTGGTGTATCTGATTTGGTTAATGATTTACTCAATGAAATAGAGGAGTTGACCGAACGATACAGTGTAGAAGCTATTAGTTTTTTATCAAAAGAATTGGACTCTCGTGGATATTTCGTAGACTAAAAAATTAAAATATATAAAAATGAAAGTAGGATTTTTATTAGGAACATTTGACCCAATCCATATGGGTCATTTGTACATGATTACATCAGCACTAAATGATAACTTGGTTGACGAAGTAGTGGTGGTTCCAACTATGCAGAATGTGTGGAAAGACCGCGAAGCAACTGAATTTCAACACCGGTGTTTTATGACACAACTGGCTATTGATGAAATTGATAATTGCACAATATCTAGTATTGACTATTACACTCCAGAACCTCACTATTCCTATCAAACCCTACAACTTTTGAAGGAATATTATCCAAACGAAGAACTTTATCTGATTGTAGGTGCAGACATTGTAGATGATATTGCAAATTGGAAGGAAGGAGAATGGATATTAGAAAACTTTAAGCTGATTGCAGTAAATAGAGCCAACAGTTCATTCAAGGCGAAGGTGGATGGGTATATTAGTTGTACTTTTGACGTAAGCTCTACTATGATTAGGTATTTGGTTAAGGACAAGAAACAAATTTACCCTCTTGTACCTAAAGCTATTAGCCAATACATTCACCGATTTAATCTTTATAAAGATGAATAAAGCATATGTATCATATAGTATGCAATATGCTAACTTAGTTCCAGAAGTAGAAATATTTCTGGACTCTCTTGGTTATGAGCCAAACCACTGGAAAATGGGAACCAAGTATGAAAGTTCCTTATTAACTGGTTCTGATATTGCAGTGTTTGTTATTAATGACTTCAATTGGGGAATCAAGGTTGAAGATATGACCAGAGGAACCAAGAAAGAACTTGAAACCTGCATAAAAAAGAATATTCCAGTGTATATTGCATACAAAAGAAAAACTGATAAAGTACTATCTATATATAAATCAGAGTATGATAAAAAGACTTTAGTAGGAATTGGAGGCACTGCATTAACACCCTACAATGAACTAAAGTACAATCCTCTGGAAGTATCCGAGAAGGAAGTTACAACTAAAACAAAAAGAAGACATAAATGAGAAATTGGAGTTATACAATTGAAGAAGGAGAACATGCTGGCAAGACCTTATGGTCTGGTCGATATTGCGCAGTTGCTGCATTCGCATTTTGTAAAATCAAGGGCGAATGGTGTGTCTTGGCTAACCAAAGAGGAGAAGGAACTCCCGACTTCCAAGGTTATTGGAACTGTCCTTGCGGTTTTCTAGATATGGAAAAAGCGGAAGAAGCCTGCTCTCGTGAAGCATTTGAAGAAACTGGAGTTAAAATTGACCCATCTAAATGGGCTTTATTTGGAGTTGAGACAGACCCAGAACACTGTAATAACGGCAATGTAACATTACGTTATATGACCATTCTTAAATACGGAAAAGATAATGTATCTACTTCTATGGAAGCTGTATTGAATGGAGATGGTGAGAAAAATGAAGTAAAAACTATCCAATGGGTTCCTATAAGAGATATTTCAAAATACAAATGGGCATTTAACCATGAAGATAGAATACTTGAAGCAATTTCTTGGTATAATATTAACGTCTTTGAAAAAGACTTAGACGCACAAATAGTTCCATGATATATTTTATAAGCGGACATAGAGACATTACAGAAGAAGAATTTAAGAAGTACTACGTTCCAGCTATTTACTCTGCCTACCACAATCAAGATTTTGAAGGATTTGTGGTAGGTGATTATGAAGGAGTAGATAAGATGGCTATGGACTTTATAACAGAAAACCTTCCATGTGGTTTAACAATATTTCACATATTCGAAAATCCTAGAAATACTCCTAAAGACGAATCAATGGTAAGTTATATGGGATATTACAAGACTGACGAAGATAGAGACGCGGCAATGACAAGAGTGTCAGATGTTGATATTGCTTACGTCAGAGAAGGTCGCTGGGATAGTGGTACTGCCCAAAATATTAAAAGAAGACATAGAATAAAAGAATGAGTAAAATAGATTTACAAAAGTTAGTATTGATGGCAGCATTGGGAGCTATGGCTTTAGGAGGGCTGACCTTCATAGTAGCACTATTAGTTCTCTGTTATTCCATACATATATGGGTTGGAATTCTTGGCACTGCTGCCTTACTTATAACTTTAGGAGGTATAACTTTAAACATGTTGGAGGATTATGAAAGATATAATTGACGGATTGATTAAGGAATCAATGAAGGCAAAGACAAGAACTCGTACTGAAGTTCTTAGGGCAATTAAAACTGCGTTTCTGGTTCATGAAACACAAAAGAATGCAAAACCTCTTGATAAGGCAACAGAGATTGCTATTATTAAGAAATTGAGAGACCAGCGCATCGATAATGCTGAACAATACCGTATAGCAGGAAGACAAGACTTGTATGACATAGAGATGCAAGAATCTCTTATCTTAAACGAATTCCTTCCCGAAATTCCTGGGGAAGAGCAGTTACGTGCAGGCCTATTTGACCTTGCTTCAATTTATAGAATGTCAGACAAAATTGACAGCCTTGCAATTCCAAGGAAGAATATGGGAACAATAATTAAAGGAATGAAAGATAAGTTCCCTGCTGCAGACGGTAAACAAATTTCCGACTTAGTAAAATCGTATGTTGTATGATGAACAATCTTGAGACGTCAGACCCGATACTTTTTGCAATTTCATGTGAAATTCATAGACTTATTCTTAAGTCAGATAGTGACGGTTTCTTAGGGTTTTCTGATGAGATAGCTGACAAAAAAGAACTTGTCGAGCAATATAACAAAATTAGGGAAAAGATGCCGTATCTAGACCCTACTTTTGTTTTAAACGAATTAAGGAGCTACATGAAATGATACTTGGAATAACGGGAAAAGCCCAATCGGGGAAGGATACTGCATGTAGAATTGTTCAGTTAATAAATACTGTTGACTACGATTGTGCGTGCTCAGAAGGAAAAGGAGAAAAATATATTCTAGATAACGTAGATAACATACTACCTATAACTTATATGTGGGAGAAACATGCCTTTGCAGACAAACTAAAGGAATGTGCTTCTACTATATTAGGAGTTCCAAGATTTATGTTTGAATCTGGAGAATTTAAAGAATCGTTTACATCGTTACCTTTATCAAATAAAGAAGGAGAACCTATGACCAACAGAGAATTCCTACAATACTTTGGAACAGAAGTTGGAAGAAACATTGATAAGGATTTATGGATAAAAGCGTTAATGTATAGCTATGGTCGGGATAAAGAAAGTCACTGGATTATTCCAGATGTCAGGTTTCCAAATGAAGCAGATGCTATACGAAATGCTGGTGGAGTTTTATGGAAAATAGAACGAGACGGTAGTGGAGCAGGAAATCATATAAGTGAAAAACTTATTGACGATATAAAAGTTGACGTAGTAATTGAAAACAACTTGGACATGAAATATTACATTAAAGCTATAATTATGGCTTATAATCATAGTATGGAATTATTTAAATGATAAAATTTAAGGGCGTCAGTCAGGCATATACGAAAGTATATACTTGATTGGCGCCCTTATTTTTTTTTCATTTACTCGTTAGCGTTAGGTGCTTTAAAGTTATCTATAACAGTTGGTTTAAGAGGTCTAAATGCTCCAGTATTATCAGTAAAGAATCTTAGTACATGCATATCACCGGATGCTACTTTAACTCCATCTTCGAACAATCCACTATAGAATTGATACATATGCATCTTAAAGTCTACAGCCCCATTAAAGATTGCAAATATATTAAATTCTCCGCCTACATTTCTTGCTATTCTTGCGATAGCTTGTTCAGTGTTTGACATAGCTTTTGCATCTTTATCTCCAAATAATAAAGCAAGCATTAGATAAATAATTCCTATAATAGCCCCATCTTCTAAAGCTAATAGGAGATTTCTTCTTTTTACAGGGTCTCTCCAAGCATCTTTCATTCTCTCTGGCTTAGTAAAGTTAAATAAGTCTCTTAGTGACCATGCAATTCCTTCCATAATTTTACCTTGCCAATCCACAATTGGGTCTCCAGTATTTTCTGTAGTTTTAACTCTAATGGTGTTACCTTCGTTGTCTTGAACAGTATCCCAATAAAGTTTATTTCCTGCATCATCAGTTACCTGAACCCAATGACCTTGGTCGTAAGTGCCTCTTTTTAGGAAGTATTGGTTTTTCTTTGCTGACAAGAAAGTCTGGAATTGGTGAAGGAATATAAACATTCCTTTCTTTAGATATAAAGACTTAGTATCGTGGTCCATATATCCGAATATGCTGTCAGATTCTTGCTTTATCATATTAGCTTCCAAAGTAGTATATGCTTGAGGAAGAGCTTCTTTATAAACTCCCCTTGAATCCTTTTCTCTTGATAAGAATCTCGAAGTTCCGTCAGCATTTGGAAGTTTATAATTTTCTTCAAAGAAAGTTTCCATCATTGCATTATATAAAGACCTTTGATATTGCCATTCAGATGAATTAGTATCAGCATTTGGATTCGCAAGAAGACTAAATCTCTTATCTTTTTTCCAATTGTAAGTTACTTCTCCGTTCTTATATTCATGTGCATCATAGCAGCCATGTTTCTTCATATAGCCAATGAGGATTGTCATTCTTGATAAGAAGTCGGGAGCTCTATTAGCCCAGAACATTCTGTCATTAAATCTGAATCCATCAGTCTTTTCATAGTTCATTCTATCGACTAATGCGTTCATATCCACGTTAGCCATTCTATATTGCCAATTTAAATGTTCTAGGATAGTAATCGTACTTATCTGTCTTACAGAATCGACCCAAACAGTAGTATAAGCGGAAGTCATATCCTTTAATCCTATCTTATCTTTATCAAGTAAGCTATTAGCTACTGCTCTTTCATAAAGATTGAAGAATCCGGTGATAGTTTCTTTAGCTCCTGATAAGTAGTTAAAACCAAGAATAAATTTAGTAGATACTGACTTCAACATTCCTAAAGTTCTAAATGTTCCCCTACTTTCTTTATCAATAAGAGATTCATCGAATACTGCTGACTTAATATAATCATTCAAGAAGTCGATAGTTGCCTGGGCATCTTTATTAGAAAGTCTCTGTGTAAATTGAAGAGAGATAATTGCTGCATTAATAGCAGGAAGAACTGTATCCATTTCTTTCTTTCTAATATCAGAGAATACATACATATCCTTAATGTGTTCAAGGTTAGTTTCATATGTTTGTTCAGGCTTACCATTAGTATCGGAAAGAAGTCTTTCTCTTCCTCCCACTGAATTAGAAATATCAAACACATTATACATCTCTACAAGATTCTTTAGAGCATCTGTAGATAAATATTCTTCTTGAGCTGTCGTAGTCATTCTTGGATTTACCATTTCTAAAGAACCATCTTCTTTATAAGTAACTAAAGGATTCTTACCATTAGTTATTTTAGAAAATGAGGAACCTCTTAATAAAGGTATTTCAAAGTATCTTTCTCCAACTTCTGCTCTATCCTGTCCTGGATATCTTCTATTATTTAAATCCTCTAGCCAATATTTTAAATAGTTTCTTTCTGCTGGATTTAAATCAGTAGACATATCATATGGATTCTTAACCATAAACTTTCTCTTTCCAGAATCAGATTGGTCAAGTAATCTTTTAAAACGAATTGTTGAATCATTGATAATTGTCTTTCCTACAAATCCTTGTCCGGATTCCTGATAGAACTTATTGGTTACAGCCCTATCTTTGTTCTTATAATTACCATATAAATTAGTGATATTTCTGTTGGTTTCTGCCAATCTATGAGCAACTGATTTTACAATTGGGATTGTATCAATAGTATTTAAGTAAGTACCATTAAATAATTCTCCCCTTTTCCACTGCTCCGCCAGATTACCAAAGTTCTTTGCCCAAAGTTCTTCATTATAGATATCAATGGTAGTGTTTCCATATTTAGCCAAAGCATTAGATACTTGTAAAAATAAATATGCAATAGGATTAGAAATATCAGCAGATGCATTAGTAGAGAAATATCTAGCTTGAAGTTCCTTGAACATTCTTGTAAGGATGTCCATCTTCGCTTGTTTATCAAATGATGTAATATCTCCATCTATTGATAACGTTTTAGCAATTTTATCAAGTCTATCTCTATTTTCATAGGTTCCATAGTTCATGATATTATTAAAGGTTCTCCATGCTATATCAAACTCATCAGTAAACTTCAATGTGTTTCCTTTACTTTGTCCAGATAATTCAGATAAAGTATTGAAGGCATGATTTATTTTTTCTTGATTTAAATAGGAAGAAAGATATTCACTCTTGCCAATATTAACTACCTTCATTTCTCCGATAGTATAAGAACCCAAATCGGTTTCTTGAAAAGCATTGGCGATAGAAAGCAGTTTCATAAGTTCCACATTGCCGACTGTGGCTTTAATTACTTGTTTATCGAGTTCCACTTCTCTATCAGATTTAAATCTTCCAAAAATATTATTACCCTTACCTAGATTAATAGTACTATTAAGGTCATGAGAAGCAATAGAAATTAAATCCATTTCTTTTCTTGTCTCATTAATAAGAAGAATAACGTTCATATTAGTAAGAGCATCATTACTAATTATGTTCCATCCTGGCTCATTTTTGTATTTGGATAAGTTTGCTTCAAACAATCCAAGCTTAGGTTCGTATGTATTAGCTGGAACAATCTGTAAACCTGTCCTTGTAGGATTAAAGTTCTTTCCACCAAAGCCATTTACCTTATCAAGATTATATTTAAGATTGTTAGTAATAGCGAGAGTTACATCGTTATCATGCTCTAGTTTTCTTACTAGATAGTCCTCAAATGCAGCTTCCGCTTCTTCTTTAGTAGCTCTTCTTATTTCTCCCTTTTCATTAGTTGATTTAGTAACATCTCTAAACCAGTACTCTCCAGTATTTTTATCAATATGTACTTGAGAAGCAAATAACATATCGAAGTCTACAATATCAGTAGGATTGATTTTACTCATTGGGAAGAACTTACTCATTCTTTCTGATACTGTATTTTCTAATGGATTAGATAAATTTTCTGTACCAATAGGTATTTTAATTATTTCGTCAATATTAGCTTTTTGTCCAATATTAGGAAGATAAACTTCTGGTTCTCCGACTGATACTTTATCAATCTTGTGGAGTATTTTATCCCCTTCAATGAGAACTGGAATAATTTTAGTAGATATATTTCTTGCCGCAATTCCTTTGGCTTGTAACATTCTTTTGTAGAAACCTAGCTGATATTGAATAGTATTTTTCTTATCGGCATCCCACCTATCTTGTGGTTTAGTAGCAAGTTTCAAGTCATATATTTCAACGCTTTGATTGCCTTCGTTATCCTCAAATACTGCAAGTAAGTCAATCTTACCTCTAAGTTTTGCATCAGGTCCACCATCGTGGTCTACTACATATTCTGTGTAGAATTTTTTGAATTTCCTTCCTCTTCCACTGTTAAGGATTATGTTTTTCTTTAGAGCCGTAATTCCTTTGATGAAGTTCATTAATGCCCCAGTAGATACTCCATTAAGCGTACTTAAATTCTTTCCCCCTAAGAAGTCTCTTTCAAACTTCTTACTAATTACAGAATCAACCATGTCAGCAGAAATATTAAAGTTAGAATTTATAACCGTATCCATTACTAAGTGGAACCCACGACCTATTTCTTGCAAATAATCCCAATATTCAAAGTCTTGGTCTATTGAAGAATCGACCTGTTTTAGCCACTCTTCTGGAGAGACGTCTTCAGGCTTGCCTTGCGACCTACCTATACGGGTGTTCCTCTTGTACCCTTCCCTACTGAAAGCGTTAATAAGGGGCGCAGAGGTGCCTCTCTGACGTGATAAAAACTTCAGAACTGATATAAATCCGTCAGAATATGTTTCTTCATTTTCAATGACATCAGTCATTTCACCTTGCCCTTTAACTACTATTGTATCGTCATTTTTAGCATTTCTTGCTTTAGCTTTTTCATAGGCAAGTTTCCTATCTTTATCTAGTTTATCTTGAGATTTTACCTGTTCTGTATCTAACATAGTTATGTAGTCTTTACTAAATCTAAAGGTATGGTCGACCATACCTTCAAATTCAGTGTAGTTAGATAGTAGATAGTTGTCAAGTTCTTTTTCGGAGTTAAATGTAAGAACCTTTCCAGTACTATTTATTTTTAAAGTATATTTACACGCCATTTTATTCGCAAATTTCAATTAATCCATATCCATCAGTAGAGCTTAGGTTCTTCATAAGAGAAGATTTAATATTGCTAAGTTTTACCATTTTTTGAGCATTAGACTTATTAAATAAAGTTTTCTGAATTGCATATCCGCTATGTATTTCAGATAAAGTTTTCCTCATTAAAGTATATATATTATCGTCATAGAATTCACTCACATCAATGTTTAAAACATCACTAATGATTCCATCCCATTCTATTTCGTCGAGTTTCAAATTACGTCCTCTGTAATCTTTTAATACTCTCGTAAAGTATTGAGAGAACTCATGAACTAAAGCTTCTTCAAGTTTATCGTTGTATGTAAGTTCATCGTATGCTTTACTATTATTAATAGTATCGTAAGCATCAGAACCTTCCATTCCTCTTACTAAATCAACATACTTATCATAATTTCTGCTTTTTAAATCAGCTAAGAATAAGTGAGATAACTCATGAAGTAAAGTATCATCGGTCATTAAATCAGAATTTACTATTACTTCCCCATCATAGATAAATGCCTTAACATTATCAAGTGTTGGGAATTTTTCCTTCAATTCTTCTTTTCTATAAGAAGTAACTTGTACTCCACTTTTTGCTAAAGATGATACTAAATCTTCTACAAACTCTGGAGTAGACAGATTATCAGATAGAGTCTCTACATTTGGAGTAGAAGTAATTTCTTCAGTTGTTGGAGTAAGTTCCATAAACATTGCCACTTGAAATCTCTTTACAGTATTCAAGTAATTCCTTTTAATGAAGTCTTCTGTAAATCCAGTTGCTTCTGCTATTTCAGTAATTTCATCAGCAAATATTTGATGTAATATTGGAAGAGAAGATTCATTATTTACCCATCTAAAGTCAACAGCTCCATCAGATGTTCTAAAGACTCCGACATTAGTATAGAAAGCTCTCACATCTGGACCAATTTGTCTATTCTCTGCTGTATATTGAGTTCTAACTACATTCTTTAAATCTTCATTAGTTAAAACTCCAGAGTGAACTTCATTGGCTGTAACCCAAGCACAGAATTTACCTTCTGGTCTATTTTCAAGGACAACTGCTTGATATGTGTCATTTGGATTTATTCTTATAACATCACCAACCATTAACTCACTTGGAGAAGAAATATTTCTACCACCAAGTTTTCTATATGTAAGAGCTATCTTTCTTTGTAGTTCTACATTAATAAATTGGTCTTTATCCTTTTCATTCTTAAGTTTGAAAATGTCTCCTTCTTCCTTTCTTGTTAAAGCATAATTATATCCTTGTGGAAGAATAGGAATCATTGATATAACTCCTTCTTTTAACATATCAAACTGTGATAATGGGCCTCTTTCTTCTTCTATTTTAGTAAGTCTTGCATTAAGGTTTTCCCATAGTTTTCCAGAGGAGTCTACTCTTTTAGAACTAAATGCTCTCTCTTTAAATGATTGGGAATCATAGAATTTAAATAGTGCACTATCAGTATATTCAGCAGAGTTCATTAATGAAGTAAATGTTTTAATCCATTCAGCTTTATCAGGAGATTTTACATTACTATAAACCCATTTACTAAGTTCATCAAATACAACTGGAGTAATTCCTAATTGGTCTGCATTTACTACCATTGCTTGAGAGAACTGCCCTATACCGTCAGTATTTAAATAGTAGAAGGTTCTACTTGCATCTACTGCATCTTGTAAATATTTAAATACACTTCTAAATGAATTAATTGCTTTGTTTATATTTGCACTTCCTTCTTCAATTGAATAGTCATAATCAGAATTATATTTAACTGATAATGCTCTTCTCTTTGAAGAACTCTTATTTATTTTAGTTGCAGCTTCTTCTAATGCATCAATTTTATCCTGAAAGTCTTCTGTAACTTCTAAATTAAAGTTTGGGTTAATTTCTATACGAGCATTAGAACCACCTACTACATTAACGTATTTAACTTTAGGATTGAATACTACCTTATAAGCACTTTCAGAGAATTTAGATAATGATTGAGAGTGATTAAATCTAAGTAATCTATTAGGTTTAGATGTAAGAGATTCATCCATATTTACTCTAGTATTAGGATAGAACATAGTGTTAAATCCTTTTATATCTTCTGAATTTTTAAAGTCAAGTTTATTAGTAGATGCTTCCTGAATAAGGTCAAGTACATAACCATTTACGTCAAGTCTTCCCTTACCGAAAGAAGTATAGACATTTTGTAGTCTACTCTGGATAAGTTCTTCTCTTTCTTCTTGAGCAATAGAAGAGTCAACTTCTTGTTCAAATTTAGTTACATATTTAGAGACTTTATTAAAGTTAGAAGTATCAAATACAAATGCTGAAATTGGATTAGATAACAACATCAACCTCTGTTCCTTATTTGCAGGAAGCATATTAGCATCAAAAGCTCCATTAGGGTTTAATGTTGCAAGTCTTAACAATATACTATCATCATCAATATCAGGAGTATCATCCTTAGGATTTCTTTCTGCTTCTATGTAATCAAGTCTAAACTTATTAAGTTCTGACACTGAAACAGTATAATCTCCGAAGTTGATTGTATTTGGAAGTTCTTGATTTACAATTAAATTTTCTAAAGCCTTATATTGAACAGGATTTAACTTTAAATTGTTAAAGAACTCTTTGTCTTTATTTCTAAGGATATTACGAGTAACTTCTGCAAATAGATGATTACCTATTGTCATTTTTAGATTGGCAATATCATCATTCGTATCATACATATCAGATTGAGTATAATATAACAATCTTCTTAATGCAGAGTACTTATCAGGAATGTTAAGTAATTCTTCCCTTAGTCTAGTTGGAGACTCTAATATTTTGGTGTATGCATCTTCCACTATTTTATATATAGCTGATTGATTATCAAGTAACTGGGAATGAGAATAAACGTAACTTAATGCTCCAAGTAACTTAGGTTGATTATATAAATCATTCTTATTAATTACAACTAAATCTCTTGAATTACCAAGAAATGTTTGAGTTGGAGAATCAGTTACTAGAAAACTCAATCTATTACCCTTACTTCTATCCATTATATCTTTAAAAGCAGTAAAGAACTCTGAATTAGGAACTCCCACTCTTTTATAGATTTGACTTAATGCATAATGATTAAGGTTTCCCATTAAGTTTTCAGCTATGTATGTACTTCTATCTGTTATATCATTTGGAATTTCTTTGGTTGAAGATATAGATTCTGTCCCTCTACTATTTAAATCTATGTTTAGGTCTTCCAACTGACCTGCATAGTTTGGGTCTTCTGCAATAGCAGAGATAATATCGTCTAGGGTTGCAGACTTTTTCAAGTCCACATCCCTAAACTTATATATCTTATCTCCAATGGTAAATTGAATACAATTACTCATCGCAAGTTAATTTTATTTCAGCTTTATTGTTTGAAATTAGATTTACTAATTTGGATATTAAGTCATTTTTAGTTTCTGTCGCAAGTCTTGTAAATCCTTTAGTTAAAAATGGAAGTAACATTGTATTGTTATCAGTAAACAAGTCTAATGTACTCTTTTCTCCATAATTACTTTCTTTGATTACAATCTTTCCAGCTTCACTATCATACTCTTTTGTAAATCTAGTTCCATTTGGTTCATTATATTTAATAAGTCTTACATACAAATCGTCAAGTTTATAATCTTCTCCTTCAACAAGACCGTTAGTTCCTTCATTAAGATTAGGATTCTGTTTTGCTTCAAAGTCCATAAATTTAAGAAGTAAACTATTTCTAACCTCAACTTCATCATTCTTTGTTTTCATACTTAAGGAGTTTTCAAATATCTTAGTAAGAGTATTGTCTCCAAAAGCATTTTTACTAACCAATAGGTTATATAAAAAGAATAAGTCTCCAGTAGTCATATTTACGTCTGGAAGAGGTCTTGTGTACTTGATTTCATCAAATGCCTTCAAGTAATTAGAGTACGCAATCTCATTTGATTCTTGCTCAAGGTTTCCTAAATCAATAGGAAGTTTATATAAGAAGTTATAGTCTTGGAAGCTATTCTTAAAATATGTACTTGTTAATGCTTGTATGAATTTATTCTTAGGATTCATCGCCTTCATATTCGGAATAAACTCTTGTTCAAACCACATCTTAAATGTTGCTCTATCATATACATTAGCAAAGTCAATTATTTTACCAGAAGTGGCAACAGGAACAACTCTCCCTAAACTGTTATACATTTTACTTCCAGGAGCTAATGAAATCTTATTAACAAGTTCAGTCTTTAAGAACTTCACAATAGTAACATCACTTACGAATCTATTAATCTCTCCCATGTCTTTAGGAGTAAGTTGACCAATAGCTTTAGATTGTAATGCAGACATTGCCAGATTCTTAGTAAGGGTATATTTAGAAGCATAGAATCCTAAAAGCTTATCATCTACCGCCATAGCATTTAACATTTCATTAAAGTGAGGAACAGATGTGATAATATCCAAAATATTGAAAGTATCTTTAGCTTGTTCATAAGCATCAATCATTTCTTGTTTATATTCCGGATTTTGGATAAACTCAATAAGATTGAAATTTGGAGTAATATAACCTTCATCATCTGGACTAAGTTCATTCTCTTTATTGAATGAAGAGAATTTTCTATTAACAAAACTTTCTATTTGGTTAATATACTTAATCTTATCCATTAATTTGGTTTTAATACCTTGGTTCAGGCTTCCTAATCTACCAAGTCTGGTAAGTTCGTCTGACTTTTTCTTTAACTCTAATAATACTTTCATATTATGTAAGTCTCCTTCTGTCAGTGTGTTAAGTTCAGCTCTTCTTCTCTTCAATTCATTTACATATCTTGAAAATATATATCTAAGCTGTTCTGCCTTGTTTTCTTCACTGTTATATATTCTAAAGTCTTCAGAATTTTCAGATTGCATCCAATCTTCTTCAGATTCTAAAGCTCCTTCCCATTCTAATTCAAGTTCAGCTCTGCTCTTTTTCTTGGCTAGTTCTTTCTTATATATTTTAAGTGGACTATTGCTGTTATAAGCATAATCTAAGATGGCATCTAAAACCTTTTGATTGGTTATCTTATTAAGGATATTATAGAACTTAGTTTCAGTTTTCATAATTTCCTTAAGTTCAGCTCCAATCTCTGGGTCATTAGACAATTTAGCTAATGTATCATTACCCCAATCTATAATTGATTGTTGATAAATTTGAGGTATGTAGCTATCAGGGTCAGCTAATTCAGTATAATATTTAACAGCTCTATCGAGATTGTTTCTCTTACCATCAATATACAGAATATTAGTCTTAGCTTTATTTTGAGCCATTGTTACAGCTCTTGTTGTCATAAAGTCAGAAGCCGTTTTGAAATCTACTCCAGTTGCGAATAAATAAATATAAACAGATGCAAGGTCAGGACCAGCATTAATCTTTTCAAGAATAAGTTCTTTAGCATTATCAGTAGCAGCAGATAGAAGCACAGAGTCAGTTAAGAATACGTCTTCTTGGAATCCTCTCTTAATTATTGCTTCTGCAAGACTTAATAATGCAGGATTAGTTGTTGGGTCTACTTTAACATTTGGAAGTGTAGGACTTTGTTGAATAATATGTTTATTACCTTCATTGTCATATACTTCTATTGTTCCCTTGTTCTCACTATTCTCATTATAGAAAGTATATCTGTTCAGATTATCTTCTGTTGCCTTACTTAATTTCTCATTATAATAGTTAAGTAGGATAGAGAATACTTTAATGCCAGTAGCATATACACCAATACCGTCTTTACCGATAGAGTTCTGGTATTGTAAAATTACTCTAGCTCCCGGATTTTCATTAGATACTAGCTTACTAAACTGTCCTGATGTTGAAGCAGCCGCAGCATCTTGTGCAGGCCCCATTGAGATAGGAGATGTAGCAGAAACCACGTTTTTAACATCAGCTCCAATTCTCCATAAAGCATTAAATACTTTATTCTTAATTGCTTCTTGATAATCAGCTTCTCCAAGTTCATACTCATTATGGATTCCTATTAGGTCAATTAATTCTTCATCAAGACCTGCAATTTTAACCATATTAGCATTTCCACTTGGTGGGAATTTACTTACTTCTCTCATTAGATTTACTAGGCTTCTGAATAATACAGGGTCATGTGTAATTTCATCGTAAGTCTTACCAAGTAAGTTTGAATAATCGCCTTCAAGAGGGAATCCCACTTCATTATCTAAGAAATATTTATATCCAGTAGGGAATGGCAAATCGTGAGATATAGAAAGTAATTCTTGGCTATTGAAGTTAAATAAAGGACTCCAATTGTAATAAATACCTTGATTAGAGATACTAGCTCCTAACATAAAGGCTTTATCAATATCGAAGTCAGAACCTTGATACCAGATTTGTTCTACTGGAACATAACAAATATTTGTCTCTGATTCAGTAAACATTGCCACTTTCATGTTCATAAATGACTGCATAGACTGTGAAGGAATACGAGCCACAATGAACTTTAGAGCTTCTTGCCAAGAAGTGAAAGTATCTTGTGCAGATTTCTTAATTCTTCTTTCAAGATTTAAAGCTGTTTGCTCATTCACTTCATTTGCAATATCATACTTATCCTGTTCTGTTTCAGCTTCTTTAAGAGCATCATACCATTCTTCTAATATAGCTTTATCTTCTAAGGAAGTAAACATTGAATTTATCTGTAATGGGAATAAAGTTGCAATGTTTCTAGAGCTATATCTATACACAGCATTACTATATAATTTGGATTTATCAATTCCCCTTAAAGTATCTACATCAGATGTAACTAAGACTTGTCTACTTTCTCCAGCAGAGGTAATGTAATTATAGAACTTAGAATCATCATCAATTCTATAACCTATTTGCCCATCTACTATCACATAGTTTTTACCATTGACTGTTGTCTTTTCAACTCCTTTATCTTCAACCATAATTCCATCCTTTATTAAGGAATCAATTCTGGCTTTAGATGCAGGATTGTTGCTTAACATAACATGTAAATGTTGTTTATTGTTTTTAACAAAGTACATGTCATAATTGTTGCTGCCTATATCAGTATTTAAGATTTCTCTTTGTCTTCTTTCAAAGAATAAAGGTCCAGTTGTTTCAATTTCACTTAGAGAGTCACCAATCTTCAATCCAAATTTGGAAGCAGTGTTCTTACCAATAGCAAGTTCATTAGCATCGAATCTATCTTCTGCAACTTGAGCAAAGATATTCTCTCCACTTCTATAAGCTACTGGGATTCTATATCTTCCTTGTGCTATTTCAGCTAAATCATCAGTGATTAAGTCTCTTAAATAGCCATTGATTTCTCCTTTATCAGTGTTAAAAGTAATAGTTCTTCCATATTTGTCATAGATTCTCTGAACTATTTCATTCCAAGCTTGTAACTGCATTGGATTGTTTCTTATATTGTCTGCCCAGTTCTTTTCTTTTAAATCCCAAGAAAGTCTTGAGGTATCTAAGTCATAAGCATCAAATGTAGTAAATCCGTTAGAAGAACTTCCATCAACTAATTTAATAACGTGGTTTGCAGAACGTAGGTTTCTACCTTTAGAGCCAAGACGTTTAACAGATAATATTCCATTAAGTCTCATATCCTTTAGGTCTATAATACCTATTGTTCCTGGAGCTTTACTACGATAGTTAAGAACTTTAATAGGTTCTCCACCTTGTATTGAAATCCAGTCACCAGCTCTGATTTCTCCAATTTCCACTTCAGTATCCATTTTTCTAAAGATAGCGTCTCTTTCGGCAGGAGTATTAACTCTTCCAAGAATATCAGAATACTTAAGGATTCCCCCGTCTGGGCTGTCATATACTGTAACAATATCATGAGAAGGGTTCAAAATAGCTTGAAGTCCTGCATATTTACGTTTAATAATGTCTCTATTAATTCCGTTAGTAAATCCATTAGTAAATACACCAAAGATATTATTATCGTCAAACGGAATCTTATATGCCATATCCTGTAAAGACTTATCACTAAGAATGTCTTTCTTTACTAATTCCATATAAGCTCCTGCAAGTCCTAGTCTGTCCTTATCTCCGGTTGAGAATGTTCTCAATAAGTCTCTACCTAAGATTTTATATACTCTGGTTTTATCCTCTTCACTATTTGCATCGAAATTGTATTCTCGTAACCCTCTAGCAATTACTCTACCAATATCTTCGTACACTTGATTAGCCATTCCATGACTTGTACTCATTTGTTCAAGTGCAGAAATTACCTGCGTCATTTCAGATACTTCAGCTTCATCAACACTATGTTCAGCATTTAGCTGAATTCCAATAAAGTCTGGCTTGATATTGATATATGTAAGTTGAGAACGTTGATGTTTCTTTCTAGTATTATCTAGAATGTCTAGTAAATAGTTTCTTCCTACATTAACAATTCTATCAGGAATTTTATTAAGGTAAAGGTCTATCTTATTCTTCAAATCCTTAGTATTTGCATCATCAACCTCTCCTCTATTTCTGCTTCTATCTACGAATTCATCAGGATTCATGGAGAGAGCTTTGTCAATTTCTTCAAGTCTTCCAGTTTCGTCTAAAGCCTGTAATAAGATTGAATCAGAGAAGAATAATCTCTTTCCTTCTTCATTGGCTCTAGCCTTTGCTGTTTCATAAAGCCCAAGTAGGAATTGTCTATATTCCTCCGGAGATTCTCTTTTGTAGTCTTGACGAGTTTGACCCTCTTTAAGTCTTTTATCGATAAAGCCTTTTATTGCATTACCGTAATCATCATCAAATGATAGGAATGAATCATGTCTTGCCTTTGCGTATGTTTTACCAATAGCGGGATGTCCATAAATAACTCTATCAGAATCCTCAAGAGCCTGTATATTTGGGTTATATCCGTTCTTGAATAATCTTCCTGGATTTACATTAGCCATACCGTTTTTAACTGCGCCAGCAGTAGCAAGGTAAGCGATACCAGAGAATTTCATTGGTTGATAGTATGTATTTTGAGATACATCTTCATCAAAACCAGTTGGATAAATATCAATTCTAGCTCCATGACGTCTAGCTTCTTGGATTAGAGGAATATCATCAATATTGTTTCTATTGAAAGCTACTTGATTTCCCACTTCTGTTAGCTTGTCTAATGAAGATTCGCTTTCTTTTAAAGTTTTTCCGTCTCTTGATACAGAGAACTCTCCACCTAAAGCCATCCATAAATCATAGTTAGTATCAATTCTAACCTTAATTTTTTCAGTGATAATAGAGCCATCTCTCTTTAAAGCCTGACCATTCTTATCAATTTGGGTTCTAGTGATTTCATATGTATTGTCAAGGTTTCCATTTTCATCGTAACCTATCTTATTAAGCTTCTCAATATTATTAATGCTCCAATATTTAAGAGTATTGATGTCTCTATACATTTGTCCATTGTAGGAGATTTTTCTTCCGTTTCTATCAACTGTAATATCAAGATTTGGAATATCCCATTGAACATCAAGCATCTGTTTTAATAAGGAGTTACCGATAACATCACCAGTTTGTGCTGCTCTTAAATATTCATTAGTAACAGCAAAGGTAGCACACTTTAACAATCCAGAAGATAGATAATTTGAAAGAGAGAAATATCCAAGTGGTTTTCTATGGATAGGACTCATTTCAATTTCTTCAAGAGAGTTCTGTTCATATCTTGCAATCATAGGATTTAGGAAGATACCACCATCAAATTGTGTAGCTCCATCATCATCTCCTTGTACATTGAATACTGGAGTTTTTAAGTCTTCAATTACTGCAAGTTTATAAGTATCAGGGATACCAGTAATCTTACCTTTAATGAATGGATGAATTGTAGCTCCAACTACTACACCCCTTTTATACATGGCTGTTGTTCTTGCTGCTTCTTCGTTAATTTTATCAATTAGAGAAGCATCATTCGCAACTGCTGCTTTCTTAGCTGGGTGTAAAAATGGAAGTCCAATAGTTGCCGCATTGTAGTTATCACTAACTAAGTTATCAATAGATTTATAAAGGTCGAGGTCAGGATTAAGTACTACTTCGTAGTCTGTATTTCCTGCAACTTTCATAAAGTCTACATCTTCAACTATATCATATTTACTTCCATTCTTTTTAAGAATATAGTAATTATTTAGTCTTTGTGTTCTGTTATCAATCCAGATATTTTCATAAGTTGCTTTTTCATCAGACTCTATATGTAATTTATTGTATAGCTCCTGCTTAGCTTTAGGAGTAAGTCTATCAACGAAGTCTTTTTGAGAAGCTGTTCTATCAATGTTTTCAGTAAGAGTAGTAATTTCCTTACCAAATTCATCATATAAATCGAACTTTACATCACTCATCTTAAGAGTTAGAGCATATAATTTGTCCTCTTCTCTTTTCTTAGTCCAATAGCTATCACTGATATTATCCAGAGTAGATTGATTATCCTTGTTCTTTAAAGAATAATTTCTTATATTCTCAAGTAAAGTAGTGTTAAATGCTAATCCCTTTTTTGTTTGAATATAATGTACTTCTGGAAGAACAGTAATATCTATTCCTTGGGACTGCAACATATAGATAGCATTATGGATTGTATCTGTATCCAGTTTAGATAATAGGGGAATGAAATCCTCAACAGTTAGGTCTTCTTTAAAGTCATAATATTCGTAACTTCCATCATCACCTATATATTGAGTTCTTTTCTCCATTAAAGCTCTAACTTCTGGACTTAATTGCTTATAATCAGTTTCATCATATTCTCCAAGTTCATTTACAAATACTCCATTAGATGCAGTAAATAATAGCTTGTAATCCTCAACAAGCTGATTTGCAAGACCCTGATACATTCCATGTAATGTGGAGAATCTTAATTGATTTATTTCATTGACTGTCAAATCAGATAAAGACTTACCTTCAAACAGATTATTTCCATATATGTCTTTAAAGGATAGAGTCTTATATAAATCGACTAGCTTTACCCAAATATTTGATTTATCAGAATATGTAGTTGGCTGAATTGCAACAATTCCCGCAAGTTCATTCGATTGTCTGTTTGCAGAGTTTTTATCTCTGGTTTGTAAATAGTCAAATACAAATTGAGAATACAATAACTCATTTGCTTGCATTTTGAAAATATTCTTTGAAGTTCCCTCTGAATTAGTAAAGTCAGTCTTTAAGGCTGTTCCTGTTAATAGCCCATCAGTACTAATAAACAAGTTACTATTCATTGGATTTTTAGGGTTAAAATTGGCAACGCTTCTTATATCATTTAATATATAAGCATCATCATTGCCAGCACTAGTCAAACGATACTTTGGGAGATTATTCCCATCAGCATTTTTTACGTAGCTTTTTGTAGTATCTCTATTATTTGCAGCAATAGTTCTACTTAATGCAATTAATCCTCTAAGTCCATCAAGTATACCACCAATTCTTAAAGAATCAAGTCTTCTATCATAATAGGTTGAAGCTTTACTATCCTCTGGAACTATTCTTGAGTATCTAGTGGAAACAATATCCTTTAGAGTTTCTCCTGCTTTAACCGCAGCATCTTTAGCATCAGCATTAACAATAGTAGCCATAGCCACATTTAAGAATCCTTTTAAGTCTTCTGAATCGTTAACTTCTGTTGCCGTCTCAATAAATGTTGCATCAATAGGCTTTCTCATAACATCAGAGAAGAATTGTCCCCAACCACTTCTATTACTTAGTAATTCAGATAAATAATCTTGAACAACAGTTCCATTCTTAGTAAGGGCTTTATTTGATAAGTTGTAATTGTAATGTGCTCCTCCAATATTAAAGGTAATATTACTTACAACTCCATCAGCATCTTCAACTGGATTAATCGAGTGTTTAGAAAAGATGTCAGAGAAATTATCATAAGTACTTTGAATCATTAAGTGCTTTTCTAAATCAGTTCTCTTTTGAGAGATTGCTTCACTATCCAAGTAACTTACTACGTATTTACCTGTCTCTGGATTATATTTGTATTGTAGATAACTTACAGGAGATGTCTTATTAATATGATTTAATACCATTGAGAATAAGTTCATTTGGTCTGGACTAGTTATACTACTTTCTAAAGAAGCTAAGCTAGAAGGATTTGTTACATCAAATACTGCACGTCTTACACTTCTAAAGGTTGGATATAATGTTGCATCATTTCCTTTGAAGTATGTTTTACTATTATTATATGCAATATTAATAATTTCCTTAATGGCTTCTCTTGGATTGTTTCTTATTTCTCTAGTAATACCTGGATTATTTTCAGAAATATTTCTAAAGATTCTAGTGAGTGAGTTGAATGTTTTAAATTCAACATATTGTCCTGTAGGATTATTGTGCTCATCCACCATAGGTATGGAGTTAATAAACATCTGAACAGCTCCATTAACATGTTCGTTAATATCTTGAAGTTCATTATTATAATCCTGTTTAATATGCTTTCCTAAGTTAAAGGTGTATTTATATCCGGCTTTAGGGTCTATATGTCCTCCTACGAATCCTCTTGCTACTTGAATGATATTCTTACTATAACGTAATAGAAATCCATCAAAGTTAGTAAGCATTACATATTTATTATATGCATTGATTCTATCTTGGTCAGTTGATACAAATACTCCGTCTTTCACATCTTCAAAAAAGTATATTCTTGCATCTCTAATAAGATTGTTATAGGCTTCTAATTGAAACTCTCTTCCTGCATACATTTGAGTAACAGGGCTTCCTATTTCTTTCGCAAGTTCTTGGAAGATTTGATTCTTATACATTCTAATAGAATCATCTAAATCTCTATTAGTAGATATAAGTTTATTGAGATTATAGTTTACGAAGGCAAATCTTGTTAATTCATTTTGAAAATGTCTAACAAATCTTGATTGGTCATTGATATTATCAAATATAGAATCCAATCCTTCGCTAATAGAGGGTATAGGAGCTTGGGGGAAATCGTTAGCTTCTGGTGCTATATTCTTAGCATCTTCATCTATTGATACAATATCCCAGTTTTGTTCTATCAAGTCTCTGGTTTCTTTTTCATTTGTAGCAAAGCCAAACAAACCTTCATAGTTATCTCTATCATATCTAATCAATTCATTTTGGAGCATACCTAGACTTTGCTGTGATGGAACTACTCCATTATCTTTTATATAGTTTAAGGCAGAAGAGATTATCTCTCTCCTACCTTCAACTGAATCTGGTTCTAATGTGTCAGGGAAATTTTCAGCGGCTGTATCATAAGCTGACCAGATTTCCACTAATTCGGGAATAATTCTACATTTAATCATTTTAGCAGTTTGGTTTTCCTTCGTTATTCTTTCTTATTGAGTCCCTAATAGTATTTAGCTTACTCTTCACTCCTTCAGTAGCATTTTTATCAGCTTCTACTGGGGCATATTTGTCAATCACTTCTGAAACATCTGCGTCTGGATTGAACAATTCTTCAGCTATCGTATTGATGTCTAATGTAGAAAGTAAATTAGCAATTGCCTTTCCTTTGTTATAAATCATCAATTTAGGTTTAGTCATTTTAGTGATATCCTCATTCTTACCTAAAGAAGATATTAATGATTGCACTCCCTTGTTAAATTCTTCTACAAACTTAACTTGAGGATTTTCATCTTGAGGTAAGGGACGTATATCCTTTAGAATGGCTTCATTTTCCTCAAATCCAAATACATAATCATTTCCATTTACTCTTACAGTAAAGGTCTGTTCTTCTGCATTCAGTTTTATATCACTATCTTCAAGGGTTACAGTATTTATTTCTGTATTTTTCAGTAACTCATTTTCATTTATATGTTCAGCAAATGAAACAATTGCATTAGGGTCTGGAATAATATTATTGTTTTTATCAATAAGATATTCAGGAGTTATTGTCGCAACATCACTGCTGTTCGTATACAGTCTCCTTGGCAGACTTGTTAATTTATCACGTACCTTACTTATATATTGAGCATTGAATGATTGGATTCTATCTTCAACAGTTTCACCATTTAAGTTGAACTTAGTAATGTCTATTGTCTCTAGCATCCTTTTAATTTCATCCTTTTGCAAAGTTACATTATTTTCCACAGAACTCAAAATATTTGCAATCAAATCTTGTTGTGCATTGAGTAGCTTCATTTTATCACTAATTTGTTCTACTACAGGAGCCTCTTCTACAACTGGCGGACCTTGTACCGGTACAACTTGAGTAGGTTGATTTACTTCAAATTCTTGGTCAGTTTCTACTGCATCATAATTAATATAATAATTCGGAGTCTGAATAGGTCCATCGAAGTATACTTGTTGTTGGCCTAAAGCAGATATGTAATATCCAAATTGCACATTGTCATTTCTTGCAGTATCTATACCGTTAGTCCATACTCCATATTTGTACAAGTTTCCATAGTCGATAGCTTGCTTGAATGTAGTAAAATCACCAGGACCATATTCTGATATAGTATTATAGAATAAGTGACGAATAACGTTAGTACTTGCTGTGAATCCAGCCATAACTCCTCTTTTAATTAATGGGAGCATCGCAGCTGTTGAAGGTGCTTCATATCCTTGTATAGATTGTTGAATCCTTAAAAAGGTTTGAATTGCACGATTCTTTGATTCGGCATTTTTAGTTATTTGTGGGTCTATATCTGGAGAACTGTAAATATCATCATCTGGATTTACTAATTTCTCCAATAAAGTTGTTAAGTTAGAATTAGTCTTAGATAAATTCTGTAAAGTCTTTACAATATAGTTTGAAGGTCCACTTGGGTCATACTCTGGAAGAACTCCAAAATCTCTTAGCATTTCGAACTGTTCTGACGGAGAAATAGCCATACGCATATAGTAAGACGTATTCTTTACAGAATATTGGGTGTTACTGTCTTGAGCCTCAACTTGCCCAGCTGCTTTAGTAGTTTTAACTGGTTTAAGTCTACCCATTACCAAGCTAGGGAATGAATTTTTTAAATCATTCAGCATATTAGTAACTTTAGCCTTTACTTCATTAAGAGAAGATTCACTCACCTTAATTCCGTCACCAGTAGGGTCAACAGCAATCTTATCTTTTTTAAGGTCTTCTTCTGATGGAAGTAGATTGTTATTAAAGGTTTCAACTCCTTGATTGTAAAGCTCAATATCTTGAACTGTTGCTTCTTTAAGTCTTAACATACTGTATAAGAATCTGGCAGCTTCCACTGGCCTAGCCAGCATAAAGAACTCTTTAGCACCATAGATTTTTCCTCCACCTTCTCCTTCAAGTCTTCCCCATTCTTTCATAAAGTCAATCAAGGAAAGCCCTCTAAGATTCAAATGTCCTTTTGTTACTTCAAAGAAAGGTGCAGTTTCATCAGTTCCTAAATACTGCATTTTCTGTAAGTGTCTATCGAGTAGTTCTGAAGTAGTAACATTCCATAAGTCGTCACTCATAAAGACTGTAGGATAGCCCTTAACAACTCTCTTAGCTTTTCCGTCAAGTTCAACAGCGCCGTCCATATAAATATCACTGAACAATATTTCTGGATGCTCTCTCATAGTTTGGTCAAGAGTTTTACCTCTGTTGTACTTCTGTCTGACCATATCTAACTTGTTGTAATTCTTATTCTTAAAGATTTTATTACCAAAAGAAATTCCTTTCTTTTTAGCTTTAAAATCAGTAAGTCTGAAATATACTTGCCCTTTTTGGTCTATTTTAGAGTTTAGAGTTGCTCTATCATTCAAGATATTTACAAATTCTGTATTACCAGAACTTTGTATGATTTTATCAATGGCAGTAGTGCTTCCTAAAGTAATATCAAGATATCCGTCCTTAGTCTTTAACTGGAATACTATTCTTCCAAACAATTCATCTTGTTTGAGTTCTTTAAGGTTTTCTACATTGTAAGCTTTATCATATCCAGGTTTATACTTAGTTAATTTAAGTAACCAATTACCTTTTGCAATAGCTGCCTTAAAGCTTCTGAATTTATCTTCAGATAATTTACCATTAAAGTATAATTCAATAAATGGTCTAAGAGCTTTATATTGTTCAGAACCAGCTGATGATAACTTAGTTCTTACTATGTCTTTTAATTCAGATGCTGGTCTCTTAAATAAAGACCTCATATAAGCTAATGAAGAAAGTAAATCAATGCCTTGTCCGGATTCTAAATTAATGTCTCTTATGTCCTCAATAGTTTTTCCACTTATTAAGTTAGAGAATCCTGATAAGTCTTCATCAATTCCATTAGTAGATTTATAAGGTTGAATAATCCCATCCTCATTTACATTAAGGGCAAGATGATTATAATAACTTCCCATAGACATTGTTCTAGCCTTGATGTCAGCATTTGGGTCACCAGTAGCTTCCTCATCCATTTTTTGCTCTATTTCTTTCAATGCTTTAGGTAAATCATTTTCTTCAAAAACATTCCTTTTCATTACCTCTGCAGCAGCTTCTTCATCCTTAGAAGTGTCATAAAGTCCTTTATTTTCATTGGATGTTTCTTCTCCAGTGTTACCATCAGCTGCAGGAACTTCTTTCGGAGTAGCTGGAATTGTTTTTCCCACTTCTTCTCCTTCTGTTGTAGCTACTGGAACTTCCTCTGTGTCTGGCTTAACATCCTTTAAAACACTAAGAATTAATTTCTTATATCCGTCAATGTCATCAGCCTTAAGTTCAGAAGTGCTTGTTGTAGAAGCTCTATCTGATTTAGCGACCATATTATAGTTCTTTTTAACTATTAAGTTACCATCAGCTGAACGACTCATTAAAGTATAGAAATACTTTAAATCTTTAATAAATGTATTCTGGTTGGTTGTATCAGTCCAATTAACATCAACAATAGTATATTTAAATTCAGAACCCTGAACGTCTCTTGAATCTCTTACTACTACTTGTTCAGGATATTTTTCTTCAAATTGATGAAATACATCTTTTCTAAAATCAGAAAGAACATTGTCAGTAATTAAAGCTATTCTTTCTCCCTCTTTTAGGTTATTAATAAGTCCTTGTAGATAATCAACATTTAGTTCGTTTTCATCTACTAACTTATCGCCATGAAGAATTATTTCTTTATCAGTTTTAAGTTCATAATACTTTAATAAAGACTTACTTCTAATGTCCCTCATTGTAGACTTGATGTTTAATTGAGTTCCATTAAGTTGACTGTCTTGTTCTTTATCGATAAGTTCAGATAATATTGAAGATATTTTATCCAAGTTATCTTTCTTATGAACATTGTTGGCTCTAATACTTGAAGTAAGTACAGGAGTTCCAAAATACATTCCAGTTAAATCAAGTTCTTCTCCATTTCTTGGATTAATTACTCCTTCCTGTTTGTTATCCCCAAGAGCATATATAATCATGTCCTTATCAGTAAACTTGCTTAAGCTAGAAAGCATCTGCATTTCTATACCAGAGAAGTGAGTAAACTCATCAACAAATAGTACATCAGGTAAAGCTGCAATATTTACATCTTCTTCTGTTAAGAAGTCTTGATTATATATTTCGGGATTTCCATCTACTAAGTAAGGGGTTTCTCCCTTTTCTTCTGGTGGATTTCTAAATTCGGAAATTGCTTTCTTTACTTTTTCCCAACCAGATTCAGTAAGTAATGCTTGCCATAATTGAAGCCTATCATAGCTTTTATCAATTCCTAATGTAGCAGCAAGTCTTTCTCCTACGTCAGCTTTAGGTCCAGATACCATCACAGTAGCATCAGGATTATCAATCTTTATCATGTTGTAGGCTACCTTAGCAACACCGGTTGATTTACCTGTTCCAGCCCCTCCTAATACAGTAATTATATTCTTAGTAAAGGTATTCTTTGTATAGAACTCTTTATTTTGAATAGGCTTAAACTCATAAGTTTTCTGTAAGAATTTATTGAATAATACAGGATTCTTATATAAAGCAAACATTTCTTGGGCACTAAACATCTGATTATAGAACGGAGCATGAGAAGGATTGCTAATAATAGCTTTTCTTAACACACTCTGCATTTCTTCTGGATTAACTGCCAGAGTACTTAGTAAGTAAGTAGCAAGGTCAATACCTTTGATGTCTTGATATGTGCTATTTCTCTTAAATTTGGAAGCACCATAATCATTGTAATCAATAATATCAGTTCCAGCTATTTTACCTATAATTTCTTCTTTCTGTTCAGATGTAAGTCCAGAGAATTTATCATATAAAGCCTTACTAACTCTTAGTAATATTTCATTGGAAAATCTCAATGACTCTTCATCATTCTTACCATTGGCAATAATTTCTTGTAATTTAACAAGTTCATCACCAGTTAATAAGTCTTCCTCAATGAATGTTTGCTCGTTTTCATCAGCATCAGTATAACTTAGGTTCTTTAGTCTTGATAGAGTAGAATCGGCAGTATTTCCACTTAGAATAAGTGCAAACATACTATTTAATCTGCCCATAGTTTTACTACTATCGACAGTTTTACTACCACTATTCATATCATTAACTGCAAGTAACCATGCAATTCTTTGCTGAATATTATATAATTCAGTTTGAATAGTTTGAGCTTCTTCTTGAGTTAAAGGAATATCTTCTTGAGCTCCCATGTTTCTCTTATATTGATTAGCAATATCAATCATATTAAATACTCCCTCATTTCCAGTAAGATATGGAATAATGGAGTGACTTAATATTTGAGTTGCAGTATTTGCAGTTTCAAGTTGCTCTCTAGTAAGCTCATTACTAATTACATAGTCATACAAAGAAGCTGTACTCTTATAATCTCCTTCTTCTGCCTTTAGTAATTTAAATACATCTTCACCAATAAGGTTAGTAGATAGTCTTCCCAACATATCCCATACAGGATTATCCTGTAGAGCAGCAGTAGACATTTTATCAATTTCTCCTAATAAACCAATTCTGTCAGCGTCTAAATTTAGATATTCAAGTAATTGTTTATTAAATACAGAAAAGTCAGGATTCTTTTTAAATGAAGAATTTAAAGAGTTTTCATTTATATTTCCATCAGTTAGGATTCCACCAAGTAATTCTTCTGAGTTAGCTCCAGTAAACTCTGTAGTAAACATATCCATGAACACATTCTGCATTTCATTTTGAGTTAGGGCATAATATCCTTCTTCGTCCTCAAATACATACTCTCCCTTTGAATCTCCAAGTTCTTCAACAATGGATGGGTCTACTTCATCTATCTTACCTAAGTAAGTAGAATTGCTAGTAAGAACATCGTTGTAATAAGAGTCTTCGAAAGTAAATCCCTTAAATGGGTCCATAAACATTGTGAGTCTATTTACAAAGTTTTCTGGACTAAACCTATTATAGCTCTGTTTAACTGTATCAATCATTTGTTTAGTCTCTGCATCAATAAAGCCAGTAGATTGAACTATGTTGTTTATTGATTCAAATAAGACTTGTAACTCTCCAGTTCTTCTCTGATTAAGAATTGGGTCTACACCTATACTCATATGTTGTTTCATATTCTCCAACATATTTTTTAGATTCTGAACGTATGCTTTACCAAAAGGCTTTGGATGTTTTTTATCACTTCCTGGATTTGAGTTCCAAATTTCTCTTTCAAGATAAGAATCAACTATTTTTGCTTTCTGTTGAGCACTATATACATTCTCCTCTGGATTAAGATTGGCATCAGTAATAATTTGGTCATCGCTTCTTCCATTTCTTACTTCTTCCTTATATTCAGCAATTTCCGTATCACTAAGTTTAGAAATGTTTTGAGAATCATTAAGTTTAGATATTACATCATATAATTGAGACTTATATTTATACATTTGAGAGTCTCTATATCTAAGAATAGGTTCAGCTGTTTCAGCTTTTAAGTTCTTAAATATTTCATAACCAAGATTTATTTTTTCTTTTTGGTCTGATTGAGTATATTTCTCGTAGTCAGCTTCTAGGTCTTTCTTTTGCTGTTCTGTTGCAGTAGCGTAGTTAATACCTCTCACATATCTTGAATAAGCATAGATATCAGGAGCTGCAAATGGAGACATTAACCTTCTATTTAATTTATATGCCATCATTTCAGCATATTCTCCAGCTCTCTTTCCAGATAAAGTGTCGTCTACTTTCTGTTTATATTCATCATATCTTTGCTTAATTTTACCAATTTCAGAGTCTTGAGGGTTACTCTTCATTTCTATTGCAGCAGTGATAAGACCTTGTAACTGTTGCTGGAAATCGTATAGAATTTCTTCTCCTACACCAGTATCGGCAAGTTGCTTTAATCTGAAATCCCTCATCAGAGAATTATTAACAACTTCATCATCCTTTAAGTTATATCCTTCATTATTGATTACTGAATCAACTGCATATAGATAATTGATAAGAATATTACCCAATATATTGTTTTGACTGTCTTCTCTTTTCTTAGCTGGCTCATAATATACTTGCCCATCATCAGTTGTATTAGTAGATAAGTTCATAGAAAGAGTAGTAGAACCTACTTCTCCCTTATCGATACTCTTCTTTAATAAGTCTACTGATTTCTGAACTCCATTATTTCTAATCATAGTTGCAATATCTATGGCTAGATTTTCTGGAATGTTCTTTTGAATATTGGGGACTCCATCTTTGATATTTTTCATTTTAGCAATAGCTCCACCTACAGCACCGCCAAGAGCAGACATTAAGTATCTTTCTAAAGGATTACTTTGAGTAAACTCATAGTTACCTCTTTTTTGAGTCCATCCAAGTTTGTTAAATGTCCAATCAATTACATTACTACTTTCGAAGATTACATCTTGTAATGCTTCTTCTGATACTTCTTCAATGGCTTCTTTTACTGAATTGGCAACCCAACCTTCTGGGTCGTTAATAAGGTGTTTTTCGTAGAAGCCTTTAAATTTCTCACCTAGGTTTTTAATCCATTTAACCTTTCCAGAGTTAGTAATATTAGAGGAAGTCTTTTCAACTAAAGATAATTGAGGTTTCATTTCTTTAGTAAACTCTCTAATCAACCTTTTATTAGCTTGTTTTAAATCATCAAGACCTAAACCACTAAGAGCTACTTCTCCAAGAGAAGAATTAAATAGCTTACTGAATCCATATAGAGCAGCTCCCATACCAATGGCCGTAGTTGTATCACTAAACCCATTTTCTTTAAAGGTGTCATACATGTCTTTAGATTGAGTCATAGCCATGTAGAATTGAGAACCATTTTTAGCAAAACTATTAATAGCTCCTTGTTTAGCTGTAATGGCATTTAATAGGTCATTTCCTACTAACTTAGTATAATCAGAAGCAACATCTCCGTCTTTAATAGCTTGACGTAGAGTTTTTCCATATTTCTTTAAATAATCAGCATTATGTGCTTCTACAAAGGCTTTAGAGTTCTTAGCACTTCTAGCATCCCATCCAATCCATTGTGGGATTTTAGCAATACTTCTTTGTTGATAAAGTTGACCTACTACATCAGTTACTAAGTTTGCAAATTGTTCATAATTGAACATTCCTTGATTTCCTGCGTCACTTACAGATGAATCAAACTTTCTAACTGAAGAGTCAATTTTATTAAGGAACTGCCATAGACCTGGCTTTTTAGAAGCAGTATCATCTCCGATAGCATCAATTACAGTCTTACCAAATACTGCCAATGCTTGACCAAAATATGCAGATGCAATAGCAATACCATAAGCCTGTCCTACATAAGGAATAAATAATGGGGCAATAGTAGCAATCATTTTTGCAGTAGTTCCTGCCACGCTCTTATCAATTCCGTCAGAAGCTAAGAAATTATATTTATCCCATTTAGAGCCAGTAGTAGTCAATGTATCAGTCCAGTGCAAGAAACTCTTATTGGCAGCATCTCTATCTCCTAGAGTTTCATAATATGGCATACCATTTGCATTAAGTTTATAGTCTCCCGCAAAGTGCTTGATGTCTCTACCATATTCGTCTTTGTGATATCCATCTTCTTCCCACTTAGCTTCTACTAATGGTTCTATAAACATGAAATCGAAGAATCCACTCTTATCATCATCGTCTGGAGTCCAGTCAAGCTCTTTTCCAGTTTTATAGTCTACAACTCTTTGAGTTTGAGCTGCTTCTCTGTAAGACCTAAGAGCTTTACCTTCTCCAAATAAGCTGTTAATACCTTGTGATTTAAGAGTAGGATTAGATACTTTTTGTACAATAAACAAAGGTTTTTGAGACGGAGTACTTCTGTCAGATAAAATATCTAACGGGCTTTTAACCATATTACGAAGGAATGTATCTTCAATGTTTCCTTGCACAAAAGTATTATATGTTCTTACAGCGCTATCATAGAACTGATTATATAATTTTTCATCAAAATTACCTTCAGCATCCTTAAATTGGTCTTGCACTGCCTGTATATCTTTATATGATTCTCTATCTTTTAAACCTGTATTAGTTGCATCTAATCCAGCTTCTTTAAAGTTTTTAAAGTCTTTGTCTGGATTGTATAGTATCGTTGCAAACCAATCGTTTTGTTGTACATTTTCCATATTCTAATCAAAATTTGTTTTTACTAGAGGTCTTCTGTTATTAGCAATTTGACCTTCTCTAATTAGCCTGTTAGCATCAAATGTAGATTTAGGAAGATTAATATTACCAGTTTTAGCTGCTGAACTTACATAGTCACCAGACATTGGCATATAAATAGTTCCTCTATACATATCTGAAACATTTCCAAATATTTCCCATTCCCACCAAGAATCGAAGTCATAGTCTCCTTTCTTATTACCATTTCTGGCAGGGTCATTTATAATTTTCATAGCAGCATCCTTCCAGTGTTTTCTTTCGTCTCTGCTAAGTTTATCAACACTCTCATTTTCGTTTACTATTCCACTCTGTTCATCATCAGAAGCAACTCCTGTCATTGCTATGAATGGTCTTAGTAATCCTCTTTCATAAGCAGACTGTGGATTCTGCATGGCATCCCAAAATGGACCTATTCCTGCTGCTTCATAAGCTTGTCTTCTTTCTACATCAGATACATTACCTTTTCTTCTTAAATCATCCTCAACTTTTTCTATAATACTAATAATTCCAAGATTGGGAGCAATTCCACCATTTGGTGTATTAGTATAAGGTAGCCATACTTGTGCAACTCCTTCTGATGGGTCATATACAAGTTTATTAAATTGAGTCGGGTCTACTTTATTATCACCAAAATAAACAGAGTTCTGTAAAACTGCTGAACCATAACCTGCACTCTTCAATATTGTATCGAGAGTGTTCATTCCCAATCCTTCTCCTGTTTTAACATCTTGGGGTTCTGCCCACCAATTGGCTGATGTAGTATATTGATAATTAGAGTGAGGATTCAAAGTATAATCTCTCTGTACAGTAGATTGACCATTTACAATTGCATCGAGTTGTTTTAAATCATTTCTCGAACCACTTCCACCATCTCCAGTACCACTAATGGTTCCAGTAAGTTTTTCTTCATAGTTTTGAGTAGTTTCAATAGTAGTATCTAATTGAGATGCTATTAGTTGAGTTATTAAGTCTAATGCTCCTTTCTTAGGATTCTCTGTATTTCCAGATTTAACCTCTAATAAAGTAATAGCATTTGGGTCTAATGTATCATAAATATATTGAACTGCCGCTTTTGCAGCTTGATATTGATTCTTATTTAAGAGTCCAGTTTTGTAAACTCCGTCTAAGCCCATACCTGAAAGGTCAGCCCCTTCATTTACAATGTTGTTTATATATTCCATACCTTGTATAATATTTCCCTCTTTTTTATAAGAGTACCCTTCTTTAGATATAGACATAGTTCCCAACTTACCCATTGCTCCTTGAATTATCTTGTTAATAGCTGATATGCCAATACCATTTCTAACTGTATTAAATATATCATTCTTATTAGCCATTTCATCAGAGTGAGCTCTTATATAAAGCAAGTCAGAATTTTTAAGAGCAAAGTATTTATCTCTATTGTTTAAATACTCATCAGTAGATACTTGTTTAATATCTCCCTCTGTATCTTGAACAACCACATTTCCAGTAGTTGTAATAGCAACCTCATTTAATCCCCCATTAGCTTTAACAGTTTCTAATGCAGAATCGTATTCTTTTTTATTAAAGTTAGCATTTTTAATTTGCCTTAATGCCTGAAGGTATCTTGAAGATATTGAAGAAGAATTAATTTTCCCCTTACTAAATAGATTGTCTTGCTTATAAAGCCAACTTAAGTTTTTAATTATCTCATTAGTGTCACTTGGTAATCCATCAATGTTATCTACCATTTTAAGTAAATCCTTGTCAGTGATTCCCTCTTCTTTGGTACTTGGCTGTACAGCTTGAGGTTGCTCTGCTGCACCTACATTTGTAGTATCTTGCATCCCAAGTGGTGTATAATAAGTGAATGGGGGCATACCACCCCCACTCTGCATCTTTACTATCGGTTCTACTTTCATGTCATTGACTTAATTATAAGTTGTTTAGATACTGATGATAGATTATTAATCATTTTTATATTTGTATCTATTGTTTTTTCTATATTCTTTTGAAAGAGTTTAGCATTTTCAGTCTTAGCTTTAGAGGTGTCTTTTTGTGCTTGAAGTTTTGAACGTTCAGCATAAGTTAATTGTCCTCCTCTTTTTCTAATAATGGGTGACCAACGTCCTCTAGGCATTCTTAATCCATATACATCTGAATATAATTGATTTTGTGCTTGAACATTTTCACGTCCTAGACTCTCAATAAGGTCAGAGTATTGTTTGTATTGCGGAAGAGTACTAATATCAACCCCTTTTAAACTCTGTTGTTCTAAGTAATCTCTAAGAGGTTTAAGTCTAGCTTCTGTACCTGCTTGAATGTTACTCATTCCAACATTAAGGTCAAATTGTCTTTGTCTGTCTCTATCCATAGTAGCCTTATACTCTCTTTCCTTCATAAAGTTTTCTAAAGAAGTCCAATTTGCAGACATTCTTGCTGCATCGATATCCTTCTTAGCTTTATCAATTCCTAGCATAGAAGCTCTATTTCTATTAGCAACTTCATTTCTTCTTGCAACTGCTTCTGCATTGTTTTGCCAAGCTGCTTCACCAGTTCTACGAATCATATCGTTATCAGCTAAAGCCCCCTCTGCTCTCATTTGATTAGCTTGTGAATTAGCTGCTAATTCTCCTGCCAATTGTAAAGAAGCATCAGATGTTCTTGGTTTTGCTGCAAGACTTTCTAAGTTTGCTGCTCTTTCATTATAAGCCTGTCTTGTTGCTAAGTCTCCTACTATTTGTCTTGGAGTCTCATAAGTATCAAGTAATAATGGTTTTAATCCTTCTTTGGTTTTCTTTGCAACTCTGTTATTGTTCCAAATATTTCCCATCATTCTTCCAGCTTGGATAAATGCAGTTGGATCTAAGTTACCTAAGATTTGTCTAATTCCACCTCCTGATGTAGTTCCTCTTGTTTTAGAGGGATTAGCTCTCGTAGGAGCTGCTCCTCCAATATTAGGAAGTCCACTTACTTTTCCAGTATTAGGATTTATAACAGCTTTGGATGTATCAATAGTTTGGGTATTGAACTTAGGAGCAATTGGAGTCTGTAAAGTAGTACTAGGTCTTAACATAGCCATACCAGTTGCATCATCAATGTAATATTCAAGACCTTTCTTATTTGCTAAAGCATTTATAGCTTTAAGTTGCTCATCAGAGGTAACTCCTCTCATTCCACCATGTCTTAAATATTCTTGTCCTCCAAAATAACCATCAGTAAAGTTACTTGTTGCATTGTCTCCTGATACTCCGGCTCTCGTAATCTTGCCAGTTTTAGCAAGACCTTCAATAACTGCATTAACTCCAGGAGCTACTTTATTAAAGGTAGTTTGTCTATCATAAACTCCTTGATTATAACTTACTGGAGAAGTTCCAGGTTTATAGCCAGAAGCAGTAAGATTTCCATGATAAGATTTCTGTAAGTTATTAAAGTCTTGATAGTTTTTTAGATTATAACTATTTAACCAGTTATTAAATCCTTCTGTTCCATAAATATCAGTTCCCCAATCAGCATTACTAACTACATTGGAAATCTTTAATTTATCTCCATTTGAAGCTTTAATAATTCCACCTTGTTTATATATTCCTCTCTTGTTCAGTTCTTCATTTGTCAATCCCTTGCTTTGAAGTCTTTGTCTTCTCTGACTTGGATTTAAAAGGCTTCCTTTTATTTCAGCATCTGGATTGCCAGTCAGCATTTTAACTTCACCTTTTGGAGTACTTCTTCCTACCCAATGAGTATCAGATAACCAACCAAGTCTTCCATTAGGATTGATACCTCTCATTCCCCAGAATTGTCCAAAGTTCTTAGGAGTTTCTGAAGATTGAGGAACTAAATGTCTCTGCGCCCAATTAGGTTTAGAATACTCAAATCCTGGCACTTTCTTTGTTGGAACTCTCTTCTTATTTAAAAGACTTCCTTTATACCACTTATCTGTACCTTTAGTTTCTACTGATAAAGCATCATCAGGAATATTCTTTTCTACTAAGCCTTCATCGGCCAGTATTTTCTTAGCTTTCTTTTTAGCTAAATCTTGTATATAGTTTGCATCCTTTCCTTCAATGTCTGCATTATTTACTTGAACTTTAATAGGATTTTCTCTTCCTTTAACAACTACAGATATTTCTTGTTTAGTAGATGGGGCTCTCTTCGTTCCTCTAAGTCTTGACATTATTTTGCCGTCTTGAGATTTTAGGAAGTTTTTACCACCTAGTACAACTCTTGAAATGGTTGCTAGATTTTTAAAGTCGTCAGTACTTAAATCCTTTACATTACCACTAGTTACTTTCTTTAATGATGATGTAAGAGATTCTCTTTCTTGGTCATTAAATAATGTACTTGCTCCAATAGCTGTTGCTATAAGTGGAACAAACTTAGCTAATTTGCCCATGGCTTTAGCTGCTTTAATACTCTTCATTGCAGGAATTAATGACACTGCATCCATTCCCAAGTTAAGAGCCAGATTTCCTACATCTCCCCATTCGAGTCCATCAGAAACATCAGCACCAAATTCAGCAAGTGAACTAGCGGCTCCAATACCCGCGGAAGCAATGTTAGCTCCTGGAACAAACCCAAGTCCTGCACTTAATAGGTCAGCCATAGCTGCCCCCATTTTTACCCTATCAGAAGTTTTAATAATACCACCTGCGTCAGTCAAGTCTTTATTATCAAACTTTATTGATTGGGTTTTATCATAACTATCAGTAGCTTTCTTATTTAATTTCTTTTCTTCTTCATTAAGCTCTACTGCGGGTTTACGTCTGTCCACTATGTAATCAGTACTTACTCCCCATTGTGCTTTAATGATTCCTCCCTCTTTCCTTTTTAAGGGAGATGCATTATAGTCTGTTTTGATAGGTTTAAATCCTTTCCAACCTGTTCCACCTAATGGAGAACCTGAACTGTGAGGCCCATCTCCTGTGTCAAATGTAAGGTTAGTAACTCTACCCTGACTATCTCTAAGGATTCTTAATCCTCTCTTAGTCTCATTTGGAAGTAGTCTAAAGTCAATTCTTCCCTCTTTAATAAGGTCAGTTAGAGGTATTCCCTCTTCTGATTTCATTGAATCTAATAAACCGGGTAAGAAAAGTCCTTGAATAAAACTTCTGTATCTTGCATCATTGGCAAGATTAGGATTATCTCCAAGTCTTCTTAATAAACCTAAGATATTGTCTTGTGTATAAGCATCTTTACCACTAAAGGTAAATTGTCTTACTTTATTAAATCCTACTTTTGCATCACTTCCAGAAATTGGTTGTGTACCGGCTTCTCTTTGTTTTCCTAATCTAATGGTTGTGCCATTATCATTAGCAACCCATTCTCCTAAAATATCATTATAGGTAACATTTACTGGAGTAAACTTACCATTCTTATTAAGGAAGTATTGAGATTTAGAACCAGCAGGATTCTCAACAGTAGGTCTTGTATATGCTTTTACTAATTCTCCATTGAAATTATCGAAGAATAGAGAAGCATCTGCTACATGAGAATATCCGTATTTATCTTTAAGTTCTCCGTAAACAGGGTCATCATATATGTTTTTATCATCCTGTTGATTAAGGATAATATTATAAGCGTTCTTTACTTCTGGACTCCAATTAGCATATTCGCTTGGGTTATAAATGTTTCCATTTACTCTAAACCAACCTGCTAAAGAATCGGTCTTGGGGTTAAATTCTTCTCCAATAACTCCATTCTTAATTTCTGTACCGTCTGGATTTAAATAAAATATGTTACCTTTCTCATCAGTTCTAGCCAAGAATCCTGCATCAGTAAGTTTAGTATTTACTTTTGATAAATCCTCCAATGGAGTTCCTTTAAAATTATCTTTTTTAACCTCTGGTTGAGCCCCTGCTTGAATATCAGTATCTCCGAACCAGTCTCTATATCCTTCAACATTTATTCCAAGTTCTGATAAAGCTCTCCAATCTTCATCTTCAAGTTTATCATTTGATAGAACCGCTTTTGCTCTCTCAATTCTATTTCTAAACTCATCCTTGTTCTTAAAGGCTGTATTTGATAAATCATACTTAGTATCAAACTCAGGGTCATTTAATAATGAATCAGCGTAAGAGTTAAATTGACTTGAAAAATCTTTTAATCTATTGGTTATCCCTCTTTTCTTCGTAGTTTCATCTAAAGCGTCTCTACTATACCAAACTGATTGATTGTATCTATTTCCTCCGAAGAATTTATCGAGCAGTGACTTATTTAGTCCTGCACTAAAATTAAGTGATTTCTTAGTAACAGTAGGTTGAACTTTCTCTTCTTTTACATAATCTGGAATAGCGTCTGCTATTGAGTCCAAGTAATGTGCCACGGCTCCATTAGCATCGAATCCCTTTCCAGAGGTATTTGTTAATTGTCCAGTAGAATCAATCCAATTTCTTCCTACATCTCTAGAAGAGATTGTTCCAGAGTTAATTCCTTGCAGGTATTTACCATAAGTTTCTCTGAAAGCGTTCTTCTTTTTAGAACTCCAACCTGTACTTTCAAGGTATGATTCTAAATTTGAGTCAGCATTTCTTAATAAAGAGCCTGTTTCAATTTCTCTCTCTCCAAGTTTAAATGTTCTTACTTGAGGAGTTTCTTCTTTTGGTTTCTGTTCAGTTTGTGAGACACCTCCACCGTTTGATAATTTTTTAATCGCCTGTGACATGTGTTTTACATTTATAATAAAAAAGGAGCATACATAAATCTTGTACACTCCTTTCTAACTTCTACTTTTATACTCTTCTGACTAAGGTTCCACCTCTTCTGTAGACTGGTTCACCTTGAGGAGCTGCTTCTCCGCCTTGTCCTTGAGATGCTTGTTGGATAAGTCCCATGAATCCTTCACACACAGCTAAGGCTGTATTACAATCACCACTTTGAAGTGCTTCTGCAGCCATTTGAGCTAATTGCATTAATTGTTCATCTCCTCCCCCGCCTTGTTCTGGTGCTGCACCTTGTTCAGCTGGCATTGGTTCAGCAGCAGGTGCTGGAGCTGCTCCACCTTCCTGAAATTTCTTTACTTTAGGTTCTAATTTCATAATTCTTTAGTTTTAACGTTAAATACTTAAATACTTGACAAAATTAGCAATATTTATGGACATATCAAAATAATAATCCATTAATTTAGTATTTATACATTTAGTTCATTTAAAATAATTAATCTTCTTTACTCTTTGGAGTATCTACGTATTCTGGAGTATTTGTATCTTGTATATGTAAGTATTTAAAAACCTTCTTTCCTAAGGCTTTATAATCCTTATCTAATTCCGAAGAATATGCTCGTTTAGCCATTTTGATAAGTGTTTTAGTATTTTTTCTACTAAAAATTCTCTCTCCACCTTCAAGTTCCATTTGAGTGGAACCGTCTGGAGCCAACACTTTCATAACTGGCTGTTTGTCATCATCGTCCTCTTCTATATCAAGTTCATCTCCAGGTTGAATACCAGAGTTTTGATTAACCTCGAGAACATACATAACTCCATCTTCTTCTAATAAAGTTTCATCGTAGGGCTGACCTTGTTGAACAGAGATTACTTCCCCATCTTCATCAATAAATACTATATCTAAAGGAATTGCAGTATCTTTCATCCAAAAGGCGATTTCTTGAGGTTCGTCATACACAAATAACATCCCCTCATCTTCTCCTAAAGACTCCTTTTCTTGTAGGCCTTTAACCTTCTCTTCCTCGGTTCTTGCAACCTCTACGTTATATTCTTTATCTCCTATTTCTATTTTCATACCTGTACCTCCGCGATTAATCCTGTATTATCTTGAGTATTTTCAATTATTTGCTTAGCAATTAGCTTTCCAGCTTGTATTGCAGCTTCATCACTACCATCTTTATAAAGACGTTCTAATTCTTCTGTTACCTCTTTAGTAAAGATAATTTCATTCCTTTCAATTTCTGCGTGCTGAACTACTCCGCCTTCTTCTTGAGTTACTACTGCAATACCTTTGGGAGTAATACCTTCAACATCCATGTGATGCTTATGTGCATGTAAAGCTCCCTCTGGAATTACATTCATTTTTCCTCCTTCTTTAAACTCTTCTATAGTTTTAGGAGCTTCTTTCTTTTGCTGTCTAATTCTTGCAACAGTCTCAACAGCTCTTTGCATTTCTTCAGCAGATGGAAGTTTTAATCCATTTCTTCCGATATAAGAACCTCTCTGTCTATATCCACCACTCATATTTAATAAATTTCTTGTGTTTAGCATATCCATTGAGCCTCTTTGGTTTGCAAACGCATCGCTAGCTTCATCCGCTATACCTGCAACTATATTTTGTTTTCTTTTGGCTTCTGCAATTTCGGCATTAGCCTTCTTTCTTCCCCTGCCACTCAACAGCCCATATTTTTTCCCACTCTTCTTAGTAGCATCATCAACTTGTCCTTCTGTTCCAGTATATGAGCTTCCAACTTGTTCGAAAGTTTCATTATCTTTATTGATAGTATCTGCTTTCTTAGCTCCAAAGGAATTAATAAGACCTATTGGAGTTAATTTCATGAATTTACTATCTAGAATTTTATCAGTGGTAGTCATTTGGTCAGTTCCTACTCCAAGAGCAGTTAATCCGTCTGATAACATTCCCCCTATCTTCATTGCTCCACCAATAATTGTTCCAACTCCAGGAATGGCACTGACTGCATTGGCAGCTGCATCATAACCGGCATTAAGCCCAGTAGTAAGCCCAGATTGTTCTGTTTGAGGAATTAAACTACTTACTGTGCTAGCCATGTTACCTAGAGAACCCATACCACCCATTCCTTTGAAGAATCCTCCCCCACTAGATTTAGTAGTAGAGGAGAAATCCATAGAAGGAAGTTTTGAGGGCCCTATCTTATTAGTTATACTAAATTGTGGAGGATTAATTGCTGGCAATGGTGGCATTACTGTTAATCCTCCTATATCATATTTTCTCATGCGTAACTTATATTATATATTGTTTTTAATGCAGTTATATACACTAACTCATCACCAGTATATCTAATTTTTACCTTCATAACTTTATCCTTTATCTTAGATTCTTTTCTATGATTACTAATGGTCTCCCATTTAGTTGTGTCGAAAGAATCAGCATTGACATCGTAACCTAATCTAACTAGGTCTTCTGGAATGTCATTCTTATCCTTTATTTCTAAGATTGGCATGTCACTTGGTAAAGGATTATTTACTAAATTAAGAGGTGGATACCAAGCTCCTTCTTTTCCAACCTTCCATTGTAATTCATTTTTCTGATAGAAATTTATTGGAGGAATTTGTATGTACCAATTATCTTCAGTAAAGTCCATGTTTCCTCTAAGTCTTCCATACTGTGCCCATATATATGGATATGGAACTGAATCATCAATTATAGCTCCTGGGTCTGACTCTTTACATCTTTGTTTATACATCCCCTTAAATGGACATCCTTTAACATGAGTAACTATCTTAAATGAATTGAGCTTTTCATCATATATTATTTCAGAGCCAGATAAACTTTGATAGTCCTTATTAGGAGCAGTTGCTGCTTGATAATAGTCTTCTATTTCATTGACAGTATCTACCCTTGTATAATATAATGGGAACATTGTAGACCTTTCTTTGTATAAAGACTTTGAGCCTAGTATATCTCTCTGCTTAGGTTTTACCTTTAAATAATTTCTATTGAATAGGATATCAGAACCATTATATTGATACAAATTCTTAGTAGCTTCTTGTCTGAAGTACATGTTTTTCTTGTCTTCTGCAAAATCATAAACATCTCCGGTTATTTCATAATGGAATGATTCTGGAGCAACATTGTTTGATAACACTACTAAATTCTCAAACAGTTTATGGACAGATGGATTATCTAATACTACAACTTCAAATTCGAATGGGTGTTGTTTACCGTACCACATACATGGCTTCAGTGGGTCAGAAATATCAATTATTCCTGCTGTTCCATGCTTCCAGAATGAAGTAGTTAGATTATCTCTATATTCTTTAGTACATAATGCAATTACTAAATCATAATAACCTGCATTTACCGTTGCATAACTTTTATAAGAATCAATGTATTCTTGTATTGCTGGAGAACCTCCAGTAGGATATTCTAAGTTAGCTCTTACATTTAACAAGTAAATACCATCAGGTTTTCCATAATCTGCAACATTATATTTAATTGTATCTCCGTCTAAGATAAAGCGTTTATAATTCCCTAAATTATCCCTTTCAATGCTAAAGTTGACGGTTAATTCAAATGTTGAAGGCTTTTTATCCTCTCTAAAGAATAGTTTCACAGGGCTATCATTCTCAATTAAGAATGTGTCTGTATAAATATATTCTCCATGTGTTGATGCCCACATCTTGGCTGCCTGTTTAGAGGTATTTCTATCAAAACTAAAATACATATTGTCTATGTTTTCAGAATATGATGGAACCCATGAATAGAATGTCATCCACTTTTGTAAAATCTCATTATAGCAAATATTCCAAACCTTCTCTTCAAATCCATAAAGATTATCATAGAATGTAAACATCACATCTTGTTTGAACCTATTGTAATGAGTTTTTACATTTCTAATTCCAATTATTGGAGTAAGCTCCCTTTCTGTAAGAGTAATATTCTCATTTAGGAACTGTTGTATTTTGAAATCTGAAATTATCTCAAACTCTTGTCCGTTAGTTCTCCAAACTTTCTTTCCTACTGCGTCCACTCCATAGACGAAATATGGGGTCTTGATGACACTTTCCGGCCACTGGGTACCGAATGTATCCGACAGTACTCTTGGGTTCTCTGGGAGCACGTTAGAGGTGTTTATGAAGACACTTCCACCTATTCCATCTCCAGATTCTACTCTCTCGTTCACTGGAATTAAAGCAACACCATGTTCAAACACACAAAGAATATTGCCAAATAATTCAATCATTTTTATAATTGAACCGTAAGTTTTTGGATAATCTCTGTAGTTAGTGAACTTAAATTCTCTAAATCCATTCTTAAATGCGTCTGTTACATGTATGTTAGAATATAGAATTCTAGTTTCATAGTTATTCTTTATATAAGGAACATTAGGTAACTCAAAGTAATACTTATCAGATGTTGTTGAACTTATTCCTGCATTTGTTACAAAAGATTCAGGAGTTTTATATGAACCTTCTACATTTTGGGCATATAAAGGATAGAACACTCTTGGATGTCCAACCAATCCTTCTTCTGCTGGGTAAGAATAATCTAAGTCTCTAATACTTAAATTAATACTTGACCTTACCTTAAATGTAACCCAATGTCCTAATTGAATAGCATTAACGTCTCCTCGATTTATCTTGGCATTTGTTTCACTATTATTAACATCATAATTATTCTTCCAAGTATTAATGTCAACAATTTCATCATTAGTAGGAGCAGAAGGGTCTTGGAAGTTTCTATTCATTCTATGTGTATATTGGCAAATGTAACAGTCACCTCTATAACAAGTCACAGAATTATTAAACTCTTCAATATCTATTCTATCGCTTATTGCATAATAAGAAGATTTATCACTGTATCTGACATCGAAATATGTTTTATTCTTACCTACATCATATTCTGGAATGTAGATATTGATAAGTTTCATAACTCTCTCAAAGTTATCCATTCCAAGATAAGGACCATAGGCTCCTCTAATTAAATTGGATGCTGTCTTTACTTTGTTTTCTTTATAAGCATATTCAAATTTATATGCTTCTTCGGCAGAACCAGCTCTTGAAGAGAATTTCTGATTTCCGTTTGATACAAGTTCCACATCATCTCCAACAGCTATAATGTTAACTTTATGAGATAAGTTCTTGGCTTCTCCAATATTACTCTTGTATGCAGGGATATATAAGTGTCTGTTATTTATATATTCACAGTCAAAATATTCTTCTGTAGGTTGGCAATCAGCTTCTCCTACTGGGAAATCTTCTCCTGTAAAGAGTTGATTGAAATATGGGGCACGTAATTCGTACTCCGGGCAAATTGCGGCTTTCTGCAATATACCAGACTTCTTCATTTTATAAAGCCTAGATACATAGTCACTATCTAAAGTCCTATCATCGTTTATGAACCTTTCAAGAATGAAATTCTCTGATTTTTCTTCCGATGTTAGACTTCTATTAGTTACCTTCTCCAAATTAACTGGAACAGTAGGTAAATGACTCTGTCTATCCAGTCCTATGGTAAGTGCTTGACAAAGTACAGTTGGGATTCTTTTCTGTCTTACAAAGAAGAAACCTTTGATGTGCTTTTTCAATTCTTCCATTACTTCGTTAGATTCCTGCATAATTCTAATATCAATACCATAAGCAATCTTATCAGTATTAGTATCAGTTTCATTTATAAATCTACATACACCCATTGCATTTTCAATATATCCATTTGATGAAATTGTGTAATCAGATTCATTAATAGATATATAATTTCTCTTACCTTGAGCATCGTACAATGGAGTATCTGTATAAAGTCCTTGTGTATATGTAGGAATCTCATCCCTTCCTCTAATGTTAAATACAGGAGATAATGAATTATCCTTTAAGATATAAACTATACCAAGTCTATAAATTTCATTATTCCAATATCCAAGGAAGTGATATATATTATTTGGATTATAGTATCCGGCAGCGGTATCATAAGATGTTCCTACATCTTCTATCTTCTTAGAAGTGTTGAGATAAGGAGTGAATCTTAGAGATAGGTCAGCAAGCTCTGTGTAGTCTATCTTAGGTTTATTAACATTACCTAGGAATAACATATTCTGACAAGCAGCTTGAGCTTTAACTCTATCCACAATATTATACTGCATATTAATATCATCTAATGAAATATCAATAATGTTTTCACTACCATTAATAAGAATAACAGAAGCATCACCTCTAATAAGGTACTTTTTGTCTATCTTATGGGCAGATGTTACCTCTGATTGATTAGCATCAGAAGTACTTTTCGTATAATAAACAGTAACGTAATTATATGCAGAATCGATGTTTCTAAGAACAAACTGAGCGTATTTATGGCTATTTTCATTTCTTAATCCACTTCTAATAGACTGCGGAGAAATTCCAATAAATACAGATACAATTCCTGACTCAGCTACAAAATCTGTTTCATTTCCGTCTGCATCAGAGAATTTAAAATAAAATACATAGTTTCCAACATCTAGGTCTCCGCCTGGGAATACTCCACCAAAATCTAGTTTAGGGATAGTTGTAGTTCTTTTATAAAGCGATGTATCAATATTAAACTGTTCCCCTTGGTCGTAAATATTGGTATCATTACTTCCTGACCTATCGACTATTTCATATGTATTCAATTCTCTTACAGAGAATCTTGAGTTAATTAATCTCGGTATGTTCTTATTGTCATTCAATATTAGATTGACAGAACCATCATACGAAGGTTGAGTAAGTATAGAAACTGGATTATTAATATCAAATCCAAGTTCTTCTGTATCGAAATCATTCAGGGTTCCATCTGGAAGCCTATAATTTCTAAACGGATTATATTCGTATACTATTCTACCTTTTGTATTGATTTTCTTTAAAGATAACTGAAAGTCTAGACGAAAGTCCGCAAGTTCAAACGTCTTAGACGATGCAGTTACCTCTGTATTGTTATATGTTATCTTCATCCGCAAATAGCTAAATCACTACTTATTTTTATTTGATATATATTGAACCAATCATCGTCATTGTAACTAGAAATTCTTCTTGTTGTTCCTGCTACACCTAGAGATGCTCGGTTGACCAATATGTTAGGCTTACCTGTTTCGGTAGATTGCAGAGTCAATATATTGCCAAGAGCTGAATAATTTCCTGATGCAACATCTACTGTGGTTACTCTGGAAACTGTGATATTACCACTACCGTCAACAGAGAACGTATCTTTGTATAAAGTAAATGGCTTCTCTTGCAGTCCATAAAATCCAATTTGTCCAGTTCTGTTTAGCCAATAAATTCTACCTTCGGAGAACGGCTCTCCATTTAAAGTAGCTTCATAAATGTCTCCATTTGGCCCAACAGCTCCAAGTCCTGAGAATCCTCCTTCTCCAGCAGTTGTATATCTTATTAATAAAGAGTCTGCACTTGGAGTAGTAACTGATGTAGAATAGTCTTGAGAAATTAATCTATCTAGGCTCAAAACGTAATTAATGTTATTTAAAGAAGGTAATTCTGCAACAATTACTTTTTCAGATGGAGTATCTTCAAAGTCTGCTATTATATCATTGATGGCTTCTGCATCTATTCTTTTTCCTTCGCTAATAATATTAAGTACCTTATTTCCCTTTTCTGTAGGTTCTACTGTTATAGTGTATTTATATGCTGCTTTGAAATTATTCTGATAGTAAACATTATCCGGAATATATTTTTCTGTTGAATATTCTCTATCTTGTGCAACATATAGCTGAGATAAGAATAACATCAGTTTATCAAGCATGAAAGTGTTTCCTCTTCCGTCCCAGTTGTCTACACACATACAAGCATTTAAAGCTACATATTTGTCAGAATCAGTTGTCTTCCACAAAATAAACGACCACCTATTACAATCTAAATCCCATCCACCATAGTCAGGTTCTTGATATTGTCTCCAAAGATTTCCATCCATACTATAAGGCCAACCTGAATTGTAACCACTCAATACTTTCAGACGACCATTACCATCTTCATCTCTACCACATCCTCTAAGGACAGCAAAGATAGGTCTTCCAGTATAGCCATTATTCATGCAAGCATAGAAATCATTAGTGAATCCTGTATTGTTATCAGGCAAATCTCCACCATAGTGAGCGTCTTTACCAGAGGTTACATCAGTTAATGACCAGCCATTACTATATGTAGCCACTCCAGAACGATATCTTTGAGAGCTACTTTTCTTTTTTCTACCAGAAATCATTGCAATCATTTTATTGAAGTGGAAGTGCGGAGATGCAGCAGTAGGAGTACTGATTTCATGTCCGAATAAAGGACTAATATCAGATTGTCTAAAGTTTTCCAAATCCATATATGGGGTAATACGTCTAACACTTCCAGATTCTCTGGTATATTTCAAGTCACTGGTTATTTTCTTAATGTTAGAACCTTTCAGTGTTCCTTTCCAAGTACTTCCAGTAGTTCTACCTGTTACTTCAAATTTCATAGAATCATCACTAAGTAGTTCACTACGAGTAATTGCACTACTTGAGGTAACAGAACCTGTTCCAACATTTGGAAGAATGGAATTATAATATTCCTCAAGTCCAGTAGAACCAATTAACTTAGGCTCATAATCAGTAACATCAATTCCTTGTGATTTAACGTCAATTTCTAAAGCAACATCAGATTCTCCAATATCTCCAATGAAGAAATTCTTATCACTGTTCTTTTTAAGTATAGGAACTGCAACGATTTCTTGTTCTTCTTCAAATGAAGTATATATAAAGGACATCATATCCTTCGGAGTAACTTCTGCTGAACTTTTTACAAGTTCTGCCATTAAAGTATTAGAACTAGATGTTTTCTCTCCTATTTTTTGGTTAACATCAATATCTAAATCACAATTAATTTCCAATGAAGAGAAATCATCGACTTTATTAGCAATAAAGGATTCATTGAATGTACTCGAAGTATACATCAACCTATATGTAATGTTTGATATTTTATTAGTAGGGTCTAAGCTATTCGTACTAACAGCTTCTATTCTTACTACATATAGCTTTCCTTTTGTAAGAGACATATAGGAGTTTTCAAAATAAACATTAGATTCATCGAACGTAATGTATTCTGTAAAGTTTCCATTATACGACCTTCTCTGTCTAGTTCTATAAACGTTAGGAGTATTTGGGCCTGTAACATCACGGAAGTCCATATTAACTTCTGTAATTTGATACCCATACCTAGGATATGCTTCAAGTCCCCAAGATATTGAAATAGAATTTTGGTCTACATAATATCTCCATTCCACTAAATCTATTTTACCTGTTCCAATATAACTAAGGTTCATAGAACCTCTCTTAGATAGGTAATCAATAGTTCCGAATGAAGTATATGGAGTAAAGGCATAAGTAAAGAGTTTATCATCTTTAACTAAATCCTCTATTCTAAATTCATAATTATCCTTATCAAAATCCACGAATCTAGTCAAATTTCCTTCTCCCTCGTGTTCACATTCTACTTTAACTCCAAGAAGTTTAGCTTTTTCTTCTTCATCCTCATCCCAAGAAATGGGAACCATCATACTTACTTTATCATCCTCAACTTTATAAACGTCAACGGACGTATTGAAAGTTTTGGGAGTTTCAAGCTCTGCAATCAGTAGAAGTTTTCCAGATACTTTATTCTTATATACATTATAAGGATATTTAGGATTTTGTCCAGCAAGTAATTCAGTATCATCAACTTCATCACCACTAAGAGGATATATCCAATATCCGTCTACGTGATTTACTTCATCTTCTATATAAGATATATTGTTATCATCATCCAATATAGCTAAGTGAAGTCTTAGTATTCTTTTTCCTTTTGTTTTATAATCTGATAATATGTCGTTTAGACTGTCATTAATTCCAGTACTTCCTATAATAAACTTGTCTCCTGGTCTTAGTTTATTCTCCTCTCCGTCAAGTAACTCCTTTCTTACATACATTGTATTCAGACCTTTAGTAAAGAAGTCTGATGTTTGTAGAATAATAGGACTCTTAGATATTTCATCAGTAGTGAAATTTCTTTCTGGAGATGGAAATGAACCGAGTTGGCATTTATTAGTAAGAGGATTTACAGATGCGACATATATAATCCCACCGTATTCCTTAATACCTACTGGAATATATCCTGCATCTAACTTAGCAGTCTCTACCCTTCCGTTACCCATATCGTTTTGGAGAATGAACTCGTTTCCGTCATAGGTAATCATAGTAGAATTAAGGCAGTCAGTTACAACATTGTTGGGTGTAGTCATAGGATTTAAATCCATTACAAGACCACCATCAAATGTATTAACTGTTTCCTGTTTGCTCATGTTTACAAAAATTCATAATTATTATTGTATACTAATATATCTTTAAATTTTAAAGGTTCTCTTGTTATAATTAACTCCGCATCTTTAGATGTAAAGTTTTCTCTATATGTAACATTCCCTACAAGGGTAACAAAGGGAACTCTGAATATATACTTTCGATTATGCTCTCTTATCTTGCACTCATCCAATATTTGATATAGTACTTGATTCCCATAATTAAATATTTTCTTCTTTCTGCCTCTTGAGTTATGCTGTTTGAGGAAATCCTCATATTGAGAGTCAGTCAATGCAAAATAGTAATATCCGTCCCATTGTATGTTCTTACGTTTATAGAGAACCCTTAATTTTACAGTTAATTTCTTGATGTAGTATTCAAAGTGTTTTATAGAATCTCTTCTAAGTGTTCCTATATAGCACCACAACGAATCATCAGTAATTAGGGTATCTCCACCGTAAAGATTATGCAAATATAGTGATTTCCAACCATAGTTCAAAATTCTTTTAATGTCCTTTTCAGAAACATCTGGAAACTTCTCACAAAGTGACTCGTAGTAATCTTTAATTTCTTTAAGTTGCATAATTTAACAGTATTGTTTACCTTCGTTAGTATTCTCTATAATCTTATTCTTTATATTTTTATCAACATATACAGTTTTAGACTTTACTAAGTTTCCACTCTTTATGTTGAGAACTATTTCATTTCCAGAGAATCCTGACTTTAAAAAATCTACATCTCTCCATTTACCATGTCGCCTAGCCTTTTTAAAGTCTTCTCCGTATGTTCTTTTGACATGCATTTCTGCAAATCTTCCTTGTGTAGGAAGTACGAAAGTAACATTGTTATCTACAATATCATTAAGTACTTCCTTTACACACTCTCTAAATATTTTCTTTACTAATACATCCCTGTGAGGGTCTTTATTTATTCTCTTACAATCTTCACATGACATTTCCAATTTGTTATATGGAAAATTCATAAACATTTCGTCCATATTGAACGCACATCCAGTCGAATATTTCATAATTGTTAAACAGGTTTATATGAGAAATTATGTCTTTTTCTATTCCAGTTTGTTTTGGCATCCAGTATATCATTCACCTCATTTTGATTTAGATATTCTGGAACTCTAGCAGCATCACAATACTTAAGCCAATCTTGAAGCATTAATTGTGCTGTCTGAAGGATATTCGCATTGTTAGTCATTAATCCTTCTTTATATTTCTTTCTATAGGCAACAAATGTTGCAATAGCTAAACTTTCTTTTTCAGATAACATAGGAAGACCTTCATCATCTAGTATAACTCCTTTATAAAGGATGTATACAGTTCCATAGTTCTTATCAAAGTAAAGAGTATCTCCTACTCTTTCAAACTTTGCATATTTACCACTCATATATAAAGGGTCTTCATACATTTTTCTTCCTTCTATGTAATTCTCTACAAATTGAGAAGTGTAATCTCCATTAGGAGAATAGTTGGTTACATACTTCCAATCTTCAGAAGCATAAGTAACTGCTTCAATAATGTCACAATTACAGGGAAGTTCCACTGTATAGTCCGGACATTCTATCTTAGTACAATATCTGTATAATCTTACATTTTTGTTTCCTATTAGGTTCCAAGCTATTAAACCAAATTCCTCAAAGTCTTGAGGGAGCATTTCTACTCCATATAATAAATTAGCTTGGAACATTGCTTGATGAAAATTTACCATTATGCAGGTGTTTGGTCATTAGGTAATACTGGAGAAGCCAATTGTCTGTAATAACGTAGTTTCTTCTCCGTCAATCTTTTCTTTATCTCCGTATTAATAAATGTGAAGTTATCAATTCCTTCTAAATCACAGCAGCCGAAGTTCTCTAACTGTCTTGGGTCTTTAAAGATTGCCACAACACTTACTTGCTTAATAAGTGGAGCATTAAAGATAAAGCAATCATACATATTATTTTCGTTTGGAGTAACATCTATATAAACATAAGGTTTATTTCTTCCTCTCTTTCTGTATTGATGATACATCCATGCAGATGAAGAAGTATAATATATAAAGGGAAGTAGCCTATCTGTGCTACCTATATAGTCAATAGCTAATTCTCCATAGTCATTAAGAAGCTGTGGAATCTCAAAGTGAGCCACTGGTGTTTCTCCAGTTGTTCCACAATTACATCTTTCTAATGATTTACAATCTACATCTATACAATTTAATGATAAGAGTAAATCGTTCTTTGGAAGAATTCCCTTTAGTGAATATTCCTTAATTATCTGCAATCTTTCATCTATTATGTCGTCTTCTAATTGTTCGATAGACATAGTAGCTGTTCCATGCATTCCACGTAAGCCTGATACTATATCATTATATATTGCTGATGCTAATTTGTTGTATATCATAGGGCTAAAACAAATAAAGGCGACGACCTCTAACGGACGCCGCCTTTAAATATAAAGATTAGTTATTAGGCATTTAACTGAGTAATAGTGATTTCTTTAGAAGCACTAACTCCGTTTTTAGCTGATACTGTTACAGTTGCTTTTGCACTTCTTGCAGCACCAGAATCATTAGTTGTTCCTGTAAAACCTACTTTAGTAGTTCCAGGAGTAACTGTTAGCCAATCTGCTGTTGTTGTAGCTGAAACATAAGCTACTGTACTTCCACCATCAATAGTTGGAGTAAGTTCTTTCTTAGTTCCTGCTTTTACCATGTCAGTAATATCTGTAACCCCACCTGTAATTACGATAGGTTTCTTTTCTTCTGTTACTGTTCCTAAAGTTGCTAATGCAGCTTCAAATTCAGCAGCTACAGAATCATGTACGTAGAATACGTGAGTAGTTTGAGATGTTACTTGCTGTCCAACAGCAGCTCCACCCATGAGTCCTCTATCTACTTTGTAATAGATAGTATATTGACTATACTTACCATTGATGATAGGAACTTCGTCTTGTAACGGAGCTTCATATCTTCTTACATCTAGAGTAGGGATTCTAAGGTCTTTAATGATGTTTTGATAAGTTCCAAATCCTTCTCTTCCCTGAGTTAGGATGTTTTTGCTATCAAATCCTTCTGCACCAGCTTCTTTTGCAGATGCAATTACAGCAAATGCACCTTCTGCACAAGTACATGCAATTTCTCTTAAATCTGGGTCGAAGTATTCAATATCCATTTTAGTGAATCTTTGATACTCGTCAACAGCTTCGATAATCAGGTTATTACCGCTTACTGAAACATTAAAATGTTTGAAGTCGTAAGCACGTTGATATTTCTTAATTTGATTTGCAACTTTAGTTGCTAATTGAGCTGCTGAATCTCCAGTTTTCTTTTCAAACTCAATGTATAGAGGTTTACCTTTGAATACAAAGTCATTTGAATAATAAGAGTTCTGATTTCCAGATAGTCTAATATACATAGCGATTCTGAATACTCCAGATGCTTGAGTAATAGTAGTCATATCTAAAACAGCCTTTGCTAAAACAGGAGCAGAATACGCTCTCTTATACATTGCAACAACGTTAGCCTTCTTGAAACTTCCAACTCTCTTAATTTGGAGAGTTTCACCTTTTACTTCCCATCTTGGTAACTTTGTTGTATAATCTAGAGCGTCGTTGATTAAGGTTGTTGTCGTAAATTGAAACATACTTTAATTTATTTTTTAGTTTGTGCCAGCAGCTGAGTTGGAGGTGCTAGTGGCGGATTAACTGGACTATATGTTTGTATTCTAGGGTCACCGGAGTTCTCCAATACAATAGATACCAACTCTTTGAGAATCTCTAAGCATATGTAATCTGGAAATTCTAATATTTGAGATGTGTCCTCTGTAAGGTCTAGCTGTTCTTTAGTAAGCATAACCGTTTGAGGAACTTTAATGTAGTCTATTCTAACTTTCACAAGTTTATAAGCGGTAGACTCTCCGCATTTTATTTCCATTCTTACTGTAGAAGCATTTCCATATCTAACAGCAATTTCTCTATCAACTGTACTTACAGACTCACCTCCTATTATTATAGTTCTTGGAAGATTGCTATTGTCGCCTTCTGCATCTCCTAAGAGCGAGGTTACTTTATAAGTTCCATTCATATCAGTTCCACGATTATCTTTATAAGGATAGGTTGGAACTTCTGTTGAAGTATTAATGTTGTTTATATAGTAATATGGAGTCTTATAAGAGGGCTTAAAGTAAGAGTTATTAATGATTTGGGGTTCCATATCAGCGGTCAATCTCCTTGCAGGAAATTTAACATATTTGGATTTTCCTTCACAGCCTTTCTTTGGATTAACTATTTCATAAAGGCAAATACAACCTAGCATATGAAAATAGTCACTTGGAAGTGTTACTTCATAAGAAGCTCCACATAATTGTGAAATCATTTCCAAGTCCTCTCCCTTTAAAGCTAAATCAGAATATGGAAGCTCCGGTGACAATGTTGCCGAAGCCTTCAATACCCTTAAATCATCAGAAGTTTGCTGATTCATATCGTACATAATGTACCTCTTATTGAGGAATTGATATATGCCTCTATTAATCAGATGATTGAAATCCTCTATCAGCATAGTAGGGGAAGTAACTTTATTAATTTCAATTAACATGTATTCCCATGCCTGTCTTGCTGTCATAGTAGAATTATTTTTATAATTTTATTTTTTAAACCTTGCAGGAGTCTTCGGAGCGTCTAAAGCTGCGAACTCTTCGGCTGGATTGCCTTCTGGTTCTTCCTCGTATCCTTTATAATCTTCGTATAAGTCAGGATATGTGTCCTTCTTAATTAACTCGAGCACTCTTCTATTACGGGGGTCTTTCATCCAAGTAATAGCTGCATCATCAGTTGCTCCCAAACAAACGCTATCTCCGTACATATATAGTTTTTGTTTAACTATAATGACGTGTTTGTCTTTTGCGTCCATAAATAGAAGTCTAACATGAATATCATCTCCTGTATATAGGTTAATAATTCTGTCAGGGTCTTTTTCAGCAATGCTTAGTAAGAAGTCAGTAACATCAGCGCTTGATACATTACGCATGTGTTTTCCAAGTAGTCTAGCCATTTGAACTCTTCCTTCATCACCTCTTGGGTCATCAAGAATATAAGTTCCAGCATCGTGAATTTTCTTTTTCTTAGAAACTCTTTTAGCAGCTTCATATCCAGGTCTTTCGATATAGATTTCAGCAATACCTTGTCTTGGACGTAGAGTTCCCTTTACACCCGGACCATCAAATACGTTTACACCTTTTGAGTCAGTGCTATCTCTTGATTGAGCAATAAAGATGCAATTTTTAATTGCTTCCCATTTAGCAGCGTCATAAGGGTTATTTAAATCAAATGTAGTCCCATCTTCAATAACGAACGTTTCAGTTTCTTTAATAAAGACTTTACCGCTATTTCTTTCTGGGTCTGAAAGAATCATGTCTCCAACACTATTTACAGGTTTTACACAAGGTGGATACTGTCCAGTTCTTGGGTCTTTACTAGGTTGGATGTAATATTTCATGCCTACTTTACCATATACACTTCTAAGGATGATAAAATTTTCAGCAGGACTTTGCATTAGTTTGTTAGCATTATCAGTACTCATATTAATTCATAAGGTTTTATAATATATAAAAATGTAAGGGAGTGCTATTTCAACTCCCTTACTATATCTTGACTATTTATTAAAGCTCTCTTAAGATAAAGCTTCTATAAGGATTGAATACACCAACACCAGAATATCCCCAGTTGATTAACTTAGAAGCAGCAACAGGACTTGATACAATTCCTGAACTTAATCCATCTAATCCACCTACACCTGGATATTTATTAGTGATGAAGTCTCCACCTTTTAGTGTGAACATTTGGATTGGAGGTTCATTTCCAGTAGAATCAGCAGTTAGGTCTAAGCATAGACAATATGCTTTTTCCATACCATATTCTCTAGAGAATGTTCTATCAACTTTGAAGGAGATAGTGTTTCCACCGAATGTATAGCTATCAAATGCAGCACCAACTTTGATGTAATCGTTAGCTGCTTTAGACCATAGGTAAGTACCAATAGTTTTGTATTTAGCTAAGAAATCTCCGAGAACGTTCTGGATTAAGAACCACATTCTTTCATTGCAAATAAATACGTATTTGTTTCCAGTTGGCTGAGTTGCTTTTTCATTCATTGTAGCAATTACAGTTTGGAATACGTCGATAGAAAGTTTTGCGAACGCATATTTAGATGCGAATCTTTCTACTTGTGGGATGATACCGTCACCAATGTAGATTGGTCTTTGAGTATCTGGGTCAACAATAGTCGGTTTACCATTTACGTCAACATTACATTTGTTGAATAATAGACCGTTGTTTCTTACATATAAGAAGTTATCAAGAAGAACTTTTTCTTTCTTGTCCATCTTATATAATGTTTCTTTCAAGCTACCAGTGTCTTTTCCTTCTGCAATACTGATGAATACGTTTTCATGAGCTGCATAAAGTGCAGAATAACTGTCGTCACATCTGTGAGTTGTGATGAAGTTTCTGTGTTTTTCAATGTTAGATTGATATTTAACATATCCTTCTTCGTGCATTTCAGGCATTGCGTTAGATTGGAATCTAGTAGTATCACCTACTTGGCAACCACTAAAGTCAAGAACGCTAGAATAGTCACTATCAATAAGTCTAACAACTACTTCCCAATAGTTATCAGCTTTTCTAACTGGTCTGCTCACTACAATACATTGCTGCATTGTTTTATCAATCTTGAAGATGTCATACTTTTCGTAATATCTTTCTTTGAAAGCCATTACAATTTCTGAACCGTTTGAACCATCTTCTGTTGGTACATCTGCAAACTCAACTCTCTTAATGTAGTTGGTTTCAACTTCCCATTCAAAGTACATTGAGTCAATGCTTTGATATTTATTACCAGATTTTACATCTTGGTAGAAAATGTTTCTTAGAGATTCTGTTAGGTAAGAAGCTGTAAGTTCTGGGTAAAGTCTTGAAACAACACCTAATTTAGTTGGTCTAGTTCCTAAGAACTTATAGAAATCCTCATAAGTTCTAGTTTCCGACATTGTCGGTCTGTTTGATACAAAATTCGCTACTATCATACTTTTTTAATTAAAAATCTATATCATCAATTGTTTTTTCATGGGGATTAGTGCCCCCGGGTTTGGGTTCAGATGCAGGTTTAGGAGCAACTACAACAGCAGGTTTTCTAGTACTCTTTGGTTGTATTCCTTTCTTTGCATCTTCATATCCAGCTTCGTAGGCTGAACGTTTTTCTTTTGCTATCTCCTTATCGTAATAATCAGTGATAGTTGCAAAAGCTTCGTCTCCCTTCAATGCAAACCAAGCCATTCTTGCTAAAGTTTGTGGGTCGTCTAATGCTTTTCCTAAATAACTAACTCCTGCCGAATCTAGCGATAATATGAAGTTTGCAACTTCTTCCATGTCATCTTCGTCCAAATTTAATTTTACACCTCCAACTTCATCTAAAGACTCAATTGCATCAAGTACATCAGATTGGAAGGCTTCAAATTGTTCTTGCTTCTGTTGTTGTTCGAGAAGTTCCTCATTTTGTCTTCTTTCGTCTTCTAGTGCTTTATACTCAGCTCTAATTCCTTGCATTTTCTTTTCAAAAAGTTCAGGATTAGCTTTCTCGTGTTCTAGAGCTATGGCAACTTCTTCGTCTGTCATATCTGGAACTCTTGATTGTAAGTCTAAAGCATATAAGTCTTCGTCTGTTAACCTCTCAACTTCGTATTGTGGATTACCTTCTAATGCTTGTCTGTATTCTTCAATAGCCTGTTCTCTCTGATAGTTAATGTACTCCTCTGGAGTAATTCCCGCGTCACGTAACAAGTTAATAAAGTTAATTTCAGGTTCTTCAAGACCATAGTTAGGGTCAGGAGATTCTGGTGTTAAGATATTCATTTTTTCCTCTGCGGACAATGAATCCCAAGAAACTTCCTCAATTTCACCCTCATCATTTTCAAATTTAATTTTTGAAGGGTCTGAAATGCCTATTTGTTTAAGCATAGAAATGATAATATCATCTTCTTGTACTGGTTCTTGTGCAGCAGCAGGTTCTGGTTTTGTACCATCTGCTGGCTGTGGTTGATTTTCATCCCCCATCCAAGGTTTCTCTGGCTCTAATGATTCATAATCTGGTACGTAACCATTAGGGTTCGACGGTTCCTGTGCTATACCGTAATCTTCTTCGTTAAAGTCTAAATCCTCAATTCCCTTTTCCATATATCATTCTTTTAAAGTTATTTGCAAATATAGTCATTTTTTTATTCCACATAAAGTGAAATACTAAAATTTTCTAATTTTACATTTTTTAATAACTTTAACCTATGAAATTTTGGAAATGTATCTGATAATTCCGTCTACGTGAAGTTTAGCGATAGCTTCCTTTCCCTCCTTACTAAGAAGAAATTCCACATCTTCTTTATTATCTTGAAACAAGTTTTCTGTTAAAACCGCTGGGCAGTTAGTATCTCTGCATATAGCAAGGCTCTGTTGCCAGTATTTCTGTCCAGGTCTTTCGGTTCTTAATCTAAGTTTTTGCTGCTCAGCTGCATCATATAAACAATCAGCTAGTAACTTGCTATTAGTAGAAGCATTGTTTGAAACAAAGACACTCCATCCTTTAGCACCCATCCATGCACTGCCATTACCAGCAGCATTACAATGAATAGACACTAACAAGACATTTTTATTTCCTAATTCTTTAGCAAACTTATTAGCTCGTTTACATCTTTCTGAAAGGGAAATATCAGTTGTCTCTGGAACAAGAAGTTCGACATCATAATCTCTATTATAAAGTTCATCATAAACCATAGAAGCTATTTCTCTGGCGTAGAGATATTCTCTAAGTTTACCATCTGGACTTCTTTTTCCGGGAGTATTCTCTCCGTGACCATTGTCTAGTAAAATTTTCATAGACTATTTATTTTTAAGCAGATATCGAGATTGGATACATTGATTCTTTTCTCTTCATCAAGTCTTCTCACAGCAGCTTTTAAAATAGATATTTCTTCATGTTTAAATTCAATATCCTTTCCTAAATCTTTAAATGCGTTCCAAGATAGAGAGTTCTTAGTTTCTTTAAACTCTATGTTGTTCTTTTCTTCCTCCTCTAATCTTACCTTTTTCACAATTTCCATTATATCTACCATTTCTACAAGACTTCCAGTTTCTGGAAGCATTTGTAATATTGCCACTCGTTCTTTTACATTTAATTTCATGATTGTTTTACGTGTAAACTTCCATCGGAAGTATGAATATATACTCCCCCAACACTAACTTGGTCTATACTAGTAGGCCAAGCATGACCTCCCTGACCAGGATAAGCACCCCAATTGAAGCAAATTCCACCTCCGTCAGGTCTAATAGTAAAGGCTCTTCCTCCCATAGTTATACTAACACCTTGAACCACAGAACCTGCAGCAAAGCTATAATTTGAACTAGACACTTGGAATCCGTTGTACTTATCCATTGATATATAGGTATATCCCATTCCTGATGTAATAATAGAATCTAAATATCCTTTTTGTGTATATCCAAAAATTAAACCTTCACAAGTTAATCTTGCTCTTGAATAATATATATCATCATGAGTATACTCACTATCGACTTCCACAGTTACAGAATTTCCAGAACCCACATTTCTATATCTTATATATAATAATGGATGCTCTTCAGTAACATTAGAAAACATATTCAAATATGCTGATTTAGAATCATTTCCCATTAAAATGGTAGTTTGGCCATTGGAAGACCTAAAGTCACCATTTATAGTAAGTTCTCCATCTTTATTCCAGTTGATTTTTTCTCTCGCTAAACTACCAGACCCATCTTTCCATAAAGCCCAGTTCAATGCTCCTTCGTGGTAGTAATAACTAACTGATATGTTTACTATTATTCTTCTTACAGTTTCCTTTGAAGCTGGGATTAGTGATACAGCAAATATTAAATTATTAGTAGCAGCGGTGGTTTCTACTGCACTTAACTCGTAGACTAAGGTTCCTCTACTAGCCATTTTGAATGGAACATCCCAAGATTCGCCCATATCTACACTATAAGCTGTAACCTTTATTTCACCCATGCCTTCCCCGATGAAATCCCCCATATTAACTCCAATGTTACAATAAGATAATTTCCCGTCCAAAGTTCCATTTTTTAAAGATAATACTGGAGTCATTATATGAACTTGTTCTCCATTTACTGACTCCATAAAGCAAGCAGAACCTGGATATAGTGATGAATCTTTAAATACTCCACTTCCGTCATGTTTAGATAATGTTCCCGTCCATGCTGATGAATCTGCCATTCCATAAGGAGGGTCCGGAGTCATAGTTCCTATACTACTTTCATACATAACTGGAGTATAAGTCCCCTCAAATAGTGGTAATTCAACTTGCTGAGATGTAGTTTCATCAAAAGAATAATTCCATATTTCCTGCACCTCAATCTTTTGGGCTTTAATAAAGTCAGTGTTTATATATGCTTTACCATCTTCTACTTTAAACAAAGTTCCGATTTGTCTTTTGGAATCTCCAATCCATACCTTGTTAGCTTCCAAAGAGATTATAGGGTCACCTGTTTTAGGGTCATCGGCAATAGATAATCCAGCTTCTTTGTATTTAAGAAATACTCCATCTTGTGAAACATCTACTACTGATTTTCCATTATTTAGATAAAACTCTCCAGTAAGATATACATTCTGTCCATAAAGGCCATATCCTCTTGGCTGTTTATCAGCAGGGAATGTATAATCAATAATTCCTCCAAGATTTCCTATTCTTACTTTAGTTGTTTTTGTATATTCAAATTCGTATTCTACAAAGTTTCCTTCTTCATCCTTTTTAGTAATAGGATTTCCCTCTTCATCGTATTTAGGAATCTTATAAAGTACAGAATAGTCAGGTCTATTTAAATCTGATAGTATATTTATATAAGGTGCTTGGTCGTCAGAAGAAGTTAGATAAATAGCATTTTGTCTTCCAGAGTCAGGTTTTATATTTCCAACTTGTACTAAACTATCTCCTATTTCTACTGTTGCCAGCTTCTTTTTTATTTCTTCTTCTTCTTCTTGGACTGGCTCTCCTTCATAATCTAAACCATCATCAGATGGAGTCCAGTCAGTTCTATTATAAAGATTATCATTATATTTCTCTACGATTTCAGATATGTTTCCCTTCTCGTCATAGGATACTTCTGTATATTTATCAAACACAGATTTAGCTAATTGAATAGCGAAAGAATATAATCCTATTGGAGCAAGTACTATGGCATCATAATATTTAATATTTTGATTGTCCCATTTTTGACATCTAACAATGTCTCCCGGTTTAAAGACTGGGATTTCATCATCGTCAAAATCAACTACATAGATATTCTCTGTACCATAGAAATAACTATAATACAGCGGTTTCTTAATAATGGATTTGTTATCATCTGATACAATATCCATATAAGATTCAGGCCCAGATTCACTGAATAGGTCAATTGCTTGAGCCGAATTATTAACCGCCAGTGTTTCTGGAGTTTGAGGGTCTTCTATGTTGATGCTATCTAAGAACGACTTATCCCATAGTTGATTTATGTTTGTAAACAGTGTAGAATTTGCCAATGCATAGGCATCTGTTATATGGGTCAAAATAGCTGGACATTGCCACGAAGAGTCTCCTACCATATAAGCCCTCACATTTTCATTAGTAAAGATAATATCAGTCCGTTGAGACAGTAATAAAGTGAGTAGTGACCGAGCAAGGTCATCCAGTTCTGTAAAATCTGTTCCGCCAGAAGCGTTCTTATATGCTTCATTAAATTCGTTTAGGAACTCTGTTGTAGTAGTTTCATAAGCTAAGACAAAGTTTTCTACTTTGCTTGCATTAGATACCCAAAGAGAACCGTTAGTTGCTGTAATTTTATTTACCACCATTTCATATACTTGCATGGCTTTTCTTACTACCAAGTAGTCAATGGTAAGGGTATTTGTTGTTGCATCAATTCTCCAACCAGAGCCAGAGAATCCAGACGAGAAAAATGGAGAAGTGATACTTCCGTCGACTATTATGTCTCTGTAAAATCTCCAATTTGCTTTAGATATGTTGCTTCCAGTAAACGTCCAGTCTCCAGAAATAATTTCATCAACTTTCTTTTTAGCTAAATCCTTTGCCGCATAACCTTCAAGGTAATTGGCATTGAGGTTACTAACTAATTTTTTAGAATGAACAATAAGAGGTGGAAAAGCATCCACTGTTATTTCCAGCTGCCCAGACATTGAATCTCCTGTTTTCTTTACATAGTTCTCTGATGTATCTGCAACAGATTCAATTAAAGCTATGTATTTATCTTCATATGAGATATATAAAGACTTATTAAGAGAATTGTAAATTAAATAGCCATCTCCCGGATAATCGAGAGACTCTAGCTCATCAACACTATTTACTATGATAATCTTAGCATATACTTCTTCCTGAGGCTTCTCAGTAATTGTAGCTAATTCTTTTATAACATCATCTAATAGTTTACAATTTCTCCCTGACTTTATATATACTTTACCTAGAGTTTCTAGTACAATGTCAGAATAGGGATTTCCAACTATTACTTTTTTGTTTCCCAAGAGAGAGTCTACTCTAACGTTTTCCATGATTTATTAAGTATATTAAAACGAAAATATCACCGACAAATTAATGCCGATGGTATCTTATTATATATTTCTAGACTTGATGTCATTGAAAGTACTAAATAAATCATCTACATCGGCTTCAGTGAATTTTACTTTTCCAATTTTGAAACCGTCGTTCTCTTTCAATACTGATTTTGCAGCATCTCCTAGAATCTTCGTATTTATATTTCCGTCAATATCAACAAATAAGTCAATTAGAGCGTTGTGTTTATCAACCCAATTTCTTACAACATAGGTGATAGCAGTTTGTACTGGAATAGTGGATAATCCGAAGAAATTACTCGCGATATCCTTTGCATATTTCTCAGCAGCTTGCATTAATATTTCTTTGTCACTAACCATAGTATTATTGTTTATTCATCATAAGTTCATCATATCTCTTCTTTATTTCTGGGTCATTTTCCAATAGATTAAGCATTGTATCAAGTTTTTCTTGTTTTTTCTTTAATTCTATTGCAATTTTTTCCTTGGACTTATTAATTGCATTCAATAGATTTTCAGCAGCAATTTTTCCATCCGGACTACTTACGTATTCTCCAGCGAATTTATTTCCTAAGTAAGCCATAAAACCGGCTTCATAGGTTTGTTTTGCTAATTGATAATCATGTGAATTAGCCAATACTGATTGTTCCTCAGAACTAAGCATCCCGACTGATTTATTAATCTCTTCTAATATAGAAGTGTTAGTCGCTTGTTGCTGCTGTTGCATCCTGTTCAACGTTTCCGGTTGTTGGTAGTAAGTCTTCTGTAAATCACCCAAGCTATTGTTACTAAAAGTATCGCCAAACATGTCATAAATTAATTAGTTACTGCGCTGGTGCTGGAGCAGGTGCTGCCATCTGTATAACGAATACAGAATAAGCACAATGAGCCAACTGTGGCGTAGTTGTAGGTAAATCGTTAATTAAATCTTGTGTTACTATTGTCTTTCCTCTTGGAATTAAAACATCAACTACTTTGAAAATCTCTGGTGTCAGAGTTTCTGGAGTAGCGGAAGTTGCCGGAGTATCGATAATAGTTGAAGTGACGTTTGTGATAACTTTTGGTGCACCCTTACAATCAACATATTGTAGGTTATGAACCACATCTAGTTTAGTGACTTGTCTATAAGAAGCAGCACCAGAAGTGGCTTGATTATAGACTTCTGCGAATCTTTGTGTTACTGTTAGTGTAGAGTTAGGAGCTATACTTGTATTTGCTCCCTTAGGTATAGAAACATTAAACTCTAATATTTGACTCCCGTTATCTTCGGTTCCAAATGGAGTTATTTTTGTAGTCATAATTTTGAGCATTTTAGGTTATAAAAAAAGAAAGGAGACTACTGTTACATAATCTCCTTTCAATATCTTATTGTGCTTGGCAAGAAGGACAAGCTCCATTAATAGCTGTATTCACTGCGTTCCAGTTAGAAGCAGCTGTACCAGCGTACATGCCTGTACCATATTGCGTAAACGGACTACAATAAAGAGGAGCTATACTAGGAACAGGAGCACATAAGTTACTATAAGAATATTTTAATTCTCCAGTAATTTTATGGTCAAGTTGTCTTTGTAAGTTGTTAGCCACAGCCATACCTTCAGTTTGAAGAGCACTAGCAGTTTTAAGTAAATCTTTTTCGCTCTTGCAGCAGCAAGCATCAGAATATCTTTCTGACTTTTCTTTTGCAAGTTCGAACATTAGAGGTAATGCAGCTGATGTAGCAGCTTCTTTCTTCTCTAAATCACTGATTCTAGTACTTAATCTTGCGAACAAATCAGACTTTTCTTGGACATCTTGTTCTCTTCTCTTATAGAGTTCGTCACACAATCTCAGATTCTGTGCGTTGTCTCTTGTTATAAGGTCTATATACATATTACATTTTTCTCCCTGGTCGGTGATTCTTCCTTCGTAGTTTTGATTACGAAGTCCTGTATCAGCCGCATTGATGTAAGTATATAGGTTGATGTCGTCTTGCATAGATTGTACTCTATTTGCCCAAGATAAATTATCTGCCTGTTGTCCTTGAACCATTGCTAACGTTTTAGCCTGTTCTGCTTGTTGCATAGCGCAACAAGAGCCATTGTTTCCTCCGAAGAGTCCACCTAAAATACCACCGTTGTTTCCACAGCCTCCTCCGTTATTACCAAGTGCAGCTAGTGCTGTACCAATAATACCTAGGGTTAGGCCCGCATTTGTTCTCCCTTTCGTACCGAATTTGTTTTCGGCATCTTCCATTGTTAAAAACTCTGCTATGTTTAAAAATTTTTTAAATTAATAAATGAACTAAAGTAACTTTTTTTATTATCAGTTACTTATTACTCCTTTCAATCGACCTAATTATAATTTTTAGACGTCTCGGTCTTTCTCCATTTGTAACAGCACAAAGATATAAATAAAAATTAACACTCGCAACTAAATTATTAAATTTCTTTAAAAATTCTTGTAATTTAGCTACGAGTGTTAAAAATTATTTTTCAAATGAGAAAGATGCCATTTAGGCAGCTTCCTTTACATACATTCCTATTAAATCTTTAAGAGCAGTGCTGTTTTCTTCATAAAGACTTCTTGTACATAGATATGTAACTCCATCTTGTGAGTAATAGTTACCCTTTACTAAAGACATTACTCCATCATATGTGTAAGGACTTTCTTTTGTTCCTTCTCCCATAGACACAGGTTCGATTTCTCCCTCAGGAGATGTCCATTCTGCAGATGCTAATAGTGCTATAAAAGCAGGGTCGTCATGATAGTAAAGCTCAATACCTTCATCTTCTAAGAAAGGTCTTAGCCACGATTTGTGTAATACTACTTTGTTGTTATCTACACTTGTTCTCATGTGTGGTTCTATGATTAAACCACGTTGTGTCATCCATTCTTTTGTTACAATTGCGTAATCCATAATTTTATTTATTAAAGTCCGACTTAATTTTTGATTTGATTTCTGAAACTAAATTAATATACTCTATGTATCCAGAGTATGCTTTTTCATCTTTTCTAATTCCTAATTGGTGTGCATTAAAGTCATTAATTATGGAGAACTCTGATTCTTCATCAATATATTGTCTAATAATAGCTCTAGCACATGCCTTATATTCTGGTGTTCCACTTAAATGTATCTGAATGTAATTCCATCTAATTTCTTCCGTTGTACTTCCGTCCATGTGAGGAACGTATACTATTTCTGATTTAATATCATAGTTATAGTAATATGTACCATTTCCAAGCAATTCAATCGGTTCGGGTTGCAGGTTTGCTTCTATTCTTCTTGGGTCTAACATATGGTGTTATTTTAAAATTTACAGGTAATGAATATCTACGTATAGAATAAAGCAATCGTTTATTCTTACTCTCAAAATAATATGACTTATAATTATATACAAAGTTGACTCTGAATCTATTACTATACAATATGATGTCAACTATATGAATATACTTACCATAGAATCTTGAAATATTTACCTTCTTCCCATTCCAGTTAGAAAATCTCAATCCAGTCTCTAACTGAATTTTATGGAGTAGATTTTTAGAATTACAGAACTTTAACCATCCAAAATACGATTGCATTCTCCTTCTTAGCTCGTTTCTATCAATTTTCTTATCCTTGTACCCTTTAATTAACTTGAATAATCTAACTTTGATAGATTTTCTGAGCAGTACATGAGTATGGAAAAACTTGTAACCTACAAAGTCTATTCCTCTACTGTTTACGGGAAAAATTTGATAATTTTGTTTAAGTTCTAATTTTAAGACATTTCGCAGATATAATTTCATTGACAATAGAACTGTTCTCAAAAATTCTTTATTGTCACTTAATACTACTATATCATCTGCATATCTGAAATAGAATTTACATTTAAGCTCTTCTTTGACCCAATGGTCAAAATAAGCAAGATATAAATTTGCAAAGAATTGAGACAAATAGTTTCCAATGGGTACTCCGTCTGCCGAATATATTATCTCCTTTAGTAGACTCAACAATTTAGGGTCTTTTATTTCCTTTTGGAGTATTTCGTACAGTATGTCATGGTTAATAGACGGATAAAATTTCTTCACATCAATTTTCAAACAATACTTAGTTTCTTCTGGATATTTTTGCAAAACGTACTTTAAGTCTTTTGCAACATCATGTATTCCTCTGTCTTTTATACAAGAATATGTATGTTTGATAAATATGTTTACCCATATTGGTTCTGTTATATTCATTATCGCATGATGCGTAATTCTATCAGGATAATATGGAAGCCTAAAGATTAATCTCTCCTTAGGCTCATAGATTTTAAACGTGCTATATTTTGAAGTGTGATATGTCAAGTTCTTCAAAACGGTTGCCTACTTTTCATTTTCCCTCTCATGATGCTTATCGTGTTTCAGGATTCCCCATCTGACTGATTTGTGTCTTCTTGCTTTTCTATCAGCAAGTTCTATATTAGACAGGCTACATACCTGCTCATGCAAATATCCTATTCTTTTCAAAGTCTTATATATTTATGCAAGGAGTGTTCGAGAATTAACCTACTAACACCAGTTATATTAAATACTACGTTATTTTTTGCCAAGAGGCAAGGACACTATTTAGACAAAATAATAAAAACAAAATTATCAAAATAAAAATATATAATAAACCTACATTGGTGCTGGAATTGCTAACTCCATTATTAGAATTGAAGTAACTAGGGCTGGCATTACTGCTGTTATTAGCGTTGCTGCTAAGTAAGAGTTTTATTTTTCACAGTAAACTTTCGCTGCCCTTGCAACCCGGTAAAAAAGGTAAATAGTGCCCTATCTGTTATATGTTATGAAAAATTATTTTTCAATTTTATTTAGAGTACGGAAACCCAAAGTGGTGCCGGAATAGCCAACCCCAACAAGAGAATGGAAGCAACCAAGGCCGGCATAACCGCCGTTATCAGCGCGGCCGCCAAGCAAGAGCGTCCTTAGACTTGCGTCTTTATTACTAGTGTAATGATAGTCGCACATATAGGTAGTACTTCCACCACCAACAGCACATGGTACTATTTCTCCTGTTGTTTGGAGGTCAAAATCCTTAGTATATCCATCTGCATGAATTTCTCTACTAGAGATTAATTTCATTTTAGCTTTTTGAGTTTCTGTTTCTCCATAATTTTCTGGATTAGTAGTTGTATATACATTTTTCCAGTTATAAGTGCTTGTTCCTTCGTCTGTATAACCTTGTATAATTATGCCTTCCATATTTGTCCACAGGTCTCCAAAGATATTTTCAAATCCTCTATATCTTGCAATACTCATAGCTGGACGGCTAACTGTTACATTTACGTTAGATGCACTCTTAATAGAAATCACAATATTACAACTTCCAGTAAAAGATGATTTAATGCATCTATCTCCCAGATTGTTTGTAGGCCAATTTACTGTAATATCTCCATCGGCTGTAGCTGTTGCTACTGTTGTACCTCCTACATAGAATATTACATCTTGTCCCTCTGCTAATCCTGATATAGTATAAACGGTTTCTCCATTTTGGTAACCCCAAGTTCTATACATATATCTATTAGTACCTTTAACGTTTGTAATTGTGACTTTATTTGTTTCTGCTGTCATATCTGCTTGAGCAGTATCTCTTGAATAAGAAGCCATATTAGTTAAACCTGTGGATTCATAAACCCAATCAGCTTGAGGAATAACCTTAGCTCCTGTAAAATTTCCTAATTCATTGGCATATCCGCAAGGACATACTGAATAATTTCCATTGTAAAACTCCCAACTTGGCATGTTTGTTACACCTGCGCTTAATCCTCCTTGATGAAATCCTTCGGAAGTTAAATCTGAATTGAAGTTAGCTTGCATATTAAATGTAGCGTACTCAATCACAGGTAACCAAAACATTATCCATTTGTAGTATTCGTAGTTCAGTAGTTCTGAACCTGCGTTTGTTGCCCAAGTACGTGCAACTGCTCTAGTCATTGCTGTTCTTGGTTTTCCTAAATCTGTTCTAACTGGGTCAGTTTCTAAATAGGTATCATAAGCTGTTCTATTTCCTCCACCTCTAAATGCAGCAGTAGTATTCACAACTGATACCAACTTAGGTGTTGCCGTTACAGTGTTATCTGTTGTAGACCTATATGCATCTATTAACATTGCTGGAATCTCTGTCCAAGTATCATCAATACATACAGTAGAAATCTTAACCCATCTTTTTGTTCCTGCAACTCCAGATTTTCCCCAGAATCGAGGTACTTTAACTCTGACAGTTCCGTCAGTTCCATCTAATACTGATGGTGTGCCATCTTCTTTCTTTGACCAATCATCTGGATGAAGATAATAATTGATTACTCCTCCGTTAGCTACGCAGCCTTTTAATTGAGACTGAATAGGTAACGATTTATGAAGAGTAAGATTCCCAATTCTTGTGAGAGTAGGGTCTGCCACAGTAGAATCCCATTCGACTCCATAGGCATATACATCTTCCATACCTTTTTGCATTTCATTAAGTTTAGCATCAACTTCCGTTACATGTTGGTCAATTTCTTCCATCTTTGCTTGAGTGGCTATTGCCATACTCTGTTTTGTCCAAGCACCATTCCACATAAGAATTGCTAGTTCTCCATCTGCCACTACTGTATTATTAAAGTTGGCATAAGTTCCAGCTTGTGTAGTAATATAGAATACATTACCATCTGGAATTCCAGGAGTAGTAGCAGGGGTAGCTACCCCTGCAAACATATAATTTTCTCCTAGAGATGTAACCATGTTTAATAGTACAGATTGTAGTGAATTTCCGGTAATCCCTTGGATTCCGTTACTTTTAACAACATTTGATATTGCTGTTTTTAAATTACTCCAATTTGCCATTGTTAGTTACCTATTAAAAAGTCTTTATTAAAGTCTAAATTAAAATCTCCTGTAAATTTATCAGTAAATAATTTACCTTGTATATCTATTATTCCATCTTCTACCATCATATTCTTTATCATATTAATGGTTAGCATATTAACGGTCCTAGGATACAACATTTCTTTATAAAATACCATTTTACGATATCCATCGAATTTTCCGATAGTAAAACCTGTATCATCAGTATTGTTTCCAGACGGAATTGCAGTGCCATTATAATTTGTTCTAGTACAAAATGCGATGGAATCATCTTTATGAATATTGCTATTAATTCCAAAATTATATTGATATTTTGTACCTCTATAGATATGGTCTTGAACAAATGCTCCTCCACCTGCCTTAATGCTGCCTTTTCTTTGAATACAACTTCCAGTATTTGGATTATTAAAATCCTCATACTTAATGATATAAGTATAATCAGTAAATGCCGGAATACTAGTGTTTTCTGAATAATCATCTACTCCATCATATACTAAACCATTAGGATACAAAGGAAGCATTTCGATAGTTACTTCTTCGTTTACTGCAAGAGTAGGCGATAATTGGAAATAAATAAGGTAATATCCTCTATTTATATCAATATTATATTTGTCTATATTCTCTTGACTAATTGGT